ATGTGTGGACGTTTTGCACAAGCCCAAACTCGTGAAGAATATCTGGCGTACCTGGCCGATGAAGCCGATCGAGACATCGCGTACGACCCGGAGCCTATTGGCCGTTACAACGTGGCACCAGGCACCAAAGTTCTCCTACTGAGCGAGCGAGACGAGCAGCTGCATCTTGATCCGGTCCTGTGGTCGTACGCACCAGGGTGGTGGGATAAAGCTCCACTGATTAACGCGCGCGTCGAGACGGCGGCCACCAGCAGAATGTTCAAACCTCTCTGGCAGCATGGTCGGGCAATCTGTTTTGCTGATGGCTGGTTTGAATGGAAGAAGGAAGGCGACAAAAAACAGCCCTACTTCATTCACCGCGCCGACGGCCAGCCAATATTCATGGCGGCGATCGGCAGTACGCCATTCGAGCGCGGCGATGAAGCGGAAGGCTTTCTGATAGTGACGTCTGCAGCCGACAAAGGACTGGTCGATATTCACGACCGCCGGCCACTGGTTTTGTCGCCGGAAGCTGCAAGGGAATGGATGCGTCAGGATGTCGGAGGGAAAGAGGCTGAGGAGATAGCTGCCGACGGCGCTGTGCCAGCCGACAAGTTTATCTGGCACGCAGTGTCGCGTGCCGTTGGTAATCCAAAAAATCAGGGTGCTGAATTGATTGATAATATTCAGTGATATCCTGACAGATATTACCAGAGTTTTACGCTTCCATCTGGCTGCTTACCACCCACTGGAGACATGTCGTACACCTTATTTACACATTTTTGAATGCCGTCTTTAAGATGCTTTACCATTTTCTTGTCTGAATTATTCTTACCAAAATAATTCACAGTGGTAACGTTATTTTTCTTGTAAATTTCAGCTTCGCCATATTGCCCGGCGGAATAATTAATTTTATAACCCCAGAATTCTTCTTTATAGCGAGCTTTGATGTAAGGGTCGTAATCTGCAAAGACATCAGCAATGCATAATGCAACGCTTTTTGCATCGCTCTTAGTCGTATATACAGCATCAGGAGTGCCATGTTTTGGAGGCTCTTGGATAATTGCACACCCAGATAAGGTAAGAACTGCTAATGCGAGAATAGTTTTTAACATATCAATTCCATTTAAGTATTTATAAGTGCCTGAATAAGATACTTTATTTTGACCATAATGTCCTGCATTTATTTAACAATTAATAAATCCTGGACGCGGGTCGTATACCGCGGAGAAAGCATTTCTCGCTTCATCTGCCATTGTTGCTGAATTCCCTGCCCTGCAAAGTAGAGTGTGCCCTTTCCTCCTTTGGCATTGAGCTGGTCAAGGATCTGCATCAACTGCGCGCTGTCTTCGCGCGGCGCGTTCTCATCGAACAAGTTGAGCTGAGCCACTCCCTGGCTGAAAAAATCCCCAAGCATGATTCCTGCTTTTTGGTATCGGTGACCATCCCTCCAGATTTTGTCCAGGCACTTTACCGCGGCGTTGATGATGTCGCGGGAATCTTGGGTTGGGGTGAGAAGCTTTATTGAAACGCTGTTACCGTAATACGGCTCATTAAGCGCGAATGGTGAGGTTTTCACGAACGCAGAGATAAAGCGGCAGTACTGATGCTCGCCGCGAAGCTTTTCGGCCCCACGCGCCGCATAGCTGCAGATAGCCTGGCGCATTTGCTCGTACTCGGTAACGCGTTCACCGAAAGACCTGCTGCAGACAATTTCCTGCTTTGCTGGTGCAAACTCCTCCAGCTCTAGACATGGTTCGCCGCGCAGCTCCCGGACAGTTCGCTCGAGCACTACGTTAAAGTGTTTACGGATAATCCATGTGCTTTGTTCTGAGAGGTCCAGAGCCGTTTTGATGCCCATGGCGTTCAACTTCTTACTGATGCGCCTACCGACGCCCCATACGTCCTCAACCGGCACAATAGACAACAACCGACGCTGGCGATCGATATTGGACAAATCAACCACTCCGCCCGTCTGCCTCTGCCATTTCTTGGCGGCGTGGTTTGCGAGCTTGGCCAGTGTCTTTGTCTGCGCGATGCCAACCCCGACAGTCAGGTGCGTACGCTTCAGAACCGTAGCGCGGATCTCTTTGCCAAATTCCGTCAGGTCCCGGCAGTTGCGAACGCCAGTCAGGTCGCAAAAAGCTTCATCGATACTGTAAATTTCGACGCGGGGGCTCATTTCCTCAAGCGTCGTCATCACCCGGTTGGACATGTCAGCATAGAGTTCGTAGTTACTGCTGAAGCAAACAACGCCAGCGCGCCGGAAAAGCTCCTTTTGCTTGAAGAACGGCTCTCCCATGGTAATTCCAGCCGCCTTGGCCTCGGCGCTGCGCGCGATTACGCAGCCGTCATTATTCGAGAGAACAACAACTGGCCGCCCTTTCAAATCGGGCCGAAACACCGTCTCGCATGATGCGTAGAACGAATTCACATCACAGAGCGCAAACATGTTTAGCTCGCAGATTTAACGATGAAAGTCACGACGCCGAAAACGTCCAGCGTATCTTCGCTGCCGACGATGATCGGTGAGTACGCGCTGTTCATTGGAATGAGCTGCACTGTCGGACGCAGTTGCAGTCGCTTAACAGTAAACTCCCCTTCTACCGCGGCGATGACGATATCTCCATGCTCAGCAGTCCGTGAACTATCCACTACCAGTAGATCCCCGTCGCTGATCCCGGCCTCGATCATCGAGTCGCCGGCAGCTTTTACGAAATATGTCGAGCTTGGGTGGGACACAAGCAACTCATTGAGATCGATGCGCTGCTCTACGTAGTCGGCTGCCGGGCTGGGGAACCCGCATTGCACCAAATCGCTGAACAGCGGGATTGCAATAATTTCGCGTAACTCTGCCGGTCTGAAGAACTCCATGATGCACACCTCAAATACTGTTTTTATATACAGTAGTTTTAACTGAGGCACTGATCAAGATGGTCGCTTGTTTCTGTGTGGCTACTTCCTGACCGCTTCGTTTCTAAGCCTGTAACGCTATTAGTTTTTTGGTATTTGTAAATTTCAGAAGGAAGAGTGTCGATTGCTCACTTTAGATACTACATGAAGGGATTTGCGTCTGAATAAACCGGGTGAATGGTATGTGTAACCACGCCTACTAGGCGAACATCATCTAGTGCCTCGCCTTCGATGGCCTCACCGTCATCAGTGATCAATGCTTCACCGGCCCAATATGCGTGTTGCTGGCGTCCGCAGAACCAGATTAGCAGTGTGTCTCCGCGCTTAAACAGCGTTGCGCTCTCAATGACGTCATAGCCTTCCTGAGTTTCAACAATGCATGCAGAAGGAGGAAGGGATGGCTCTGTTATCCAAGTAAAGTCGGCGTGGATGTCTGCTGTGCCTGGCATAGTTACCCCACTTGAAATCTGTATATACATACAGTATTAATTATCGAGGAGCCAATTCAACAGTTTTGTCTAGTAATTATGCTAAGCCTCAGAAAGTATATAAGATTTATTTATTTCAAGCCCGCTTTCGCAGGCTCGCTTTTTTTAAATCTCAAACGAGATTCCATCAAAGGAAAGCATCGTTGTGGCGCTTCCAAAAGCTAACTGGACCACACCGGTGCTATCGATATTAATGACACAGAGCACCCATGATGAAGAGCCAATTGATCCAGTCGTAATAATTTTCTGTGAGGAAGGGCGGTATCCTACCGGAAGAGTAAACAGGGTATACGTTGCAGCTGCAGAGCAAGAGACTCTACCAGTCAGGCTAACCGTGTTCCCAGCTCGTACGGCTAAAACTGGGCTAAGGGCTGTAACACCTGTATTCATAATTTCAATATTTGCTACGGTTTCAGTCGTCTTTTTCCTGAAATCGAATGCAGATACAACCGGCGAAACAATCAGTGCGATCCCTTTAGATGAATAGTGGTTGATGCCATTACCACCCTCTGGAAGCTTGGTATTAGCTGTTCCGTCATCATGCCCCCAGATGTCACTATCGCGGGCTGTATACTGGCACTGTAACCAGTTTCCAACGCTAACTGACACAGTGGCAAATGGTCCTGATCCTGCCGAGTCTTGCCATTCAGCAACAATTGAAAACTCGCCGCCAGTTCTAATAAGATCGAAAGTAATTACCTGGGTTATCCCAGAAAACAAAATGAACCGGTCACCACGAACGCTGATATCTAAAGTTTGGCCTGCTGTTACAGGAACGCTAGTTGTCACATCGACATATGCCAAAGACTGCTGACCTGTACAAAATGCAGTGACTTTGAAATTTCCAGCCTGGTTGGTAATAAAAACAGTATCAAGCGATCCGCTGCCAACTTTTAACTGCAAAACTTTGCCGACAGGCCAGGTGGCAATATCACCAGAGATAGAATAGTCTCTGGTGATCAAAGTGGTATCATAGATATATGACTGGTTGTATGTTCCAGCGAATGTCAGAGGTACATCAAGATAATCTCTGCCATCCCTGATAAGACAGAACTGGCGGTTCATATCAAGGACTGAATATCCGTAAAATTTAGCGTATGTCCGTGCATAACCTGCGGCCCAGTCCCTTCCCTCTTGGAAAATAGAGTCATAGAACCCAACGCCACCAGACCAGGTGGTTGCTATCGCGGGTACTGGGTTCGTTATGAATAAAATGGATGGAACTTTTGTCCATGCCTTAATTTTATTCACAACAGCATGAATAGCACCGGCGTTAAAGCCATTGGCATCATTCATGCCAAACGCGAGGATTAAAAGGTCAGGAGTATCAGCCTGAATATATTCAAGCCAGTCCTTTGTTGTATCGGTATACCATGCCGGGAAACTTGTTGGTTTCGTATTAGCATTAAGCCAGGTTTGCCCGCCAATGGCCCGGTTGAGAAAGTTTATTGCGGCCCCAGGGTTCTGGTTCTGGATCTCACCAGCGATAACAGAAGCCATGCTGTCACCTTTGGAAAGGGCATTAGGGCCATCAGTTGAAATACTGTCGCCCATGATCACCACAGTTGGGCTTGTTGCCCGATAGAATGCAGTTAACCCAGCACTTGATGACCCATCATCAATCCGTACGTTGGATGGAGCCCCAACCGGAATACTCGCCCTACGGTACAAACCAATAATATCGCCACCGTCTTTAGTGAAAAATACCTCAGTTTTTTTTCTTACTGGAACAGTTACATCGTCGACGGTTACGTTAGCGTCAACAACGATATTGAGTCGACCACTAGAGATGGCGTAATCAATCAAAGTATTGAGGTTTTGGGCATTAACCTGTGGCGTATTAGTGGAATTGATATTCCATCGAGGATCTGAAATTCTAATTGGGAGCAACACATCAAGTGTTTTGGCGCCAATTTTTATATTAGTTCCGCCATCGGCCTGTAATAAATCACTCCTGAGAACGGTGTCACCCACACCCAGCCACTTACCTGGACCAATGCCACCAGTGCTGTCAGGTGTTGAGTTTGCTGGAACCACCTTAGCACCAGACGCAAATGAACCAGTCCATTTGTAATATTCGCCATCGGCAGTATTCAGCAGCACTTCGTTTGGTTGATTAATAGTTGCGCCGGTGGTGAATGTTTTTCCGGTAAGGACCACATAACCAAAGGCAGCCATTGCCTGCTGAGCAAGATAATTATTGCCTTCAATCGTGTAATGCTTTTGACCGAAACGATCTGTATACGTCCATCCCATGGATGTAACGTATTCATCAATTTTACCCGCGTTAAATTTCAAGTCGCGTGGTGATTCGCTTGGTACAGGCAGATTAGTAGGTTGCGTAGCCATATTGATTCCATAAAAAAACCCGGCGCAGTGGCCGGGTTGTGGTGATCGGGATTGGTCTTATTGGTAAATCAGATCGCTATACTCAGCGAGGGTTAATGCGGTGCTTCCCTTGCCGTCTGGTTGCTTAGCCGTGATAGTCCACTGGCCTGCATCTAGCTCCTGAGACGTAGCTATGACGTATCGGGAAGGTGACTGGACGTCGAAACCATCAAACAGGTTGAGCTCAATATTCGGGATAGCAGCGGTAAAGCCGTACGCTGTATCAGCACGCGGAGACGCAGGGTATCTCGCTGTGGTGGCGCCGGATGAATCCGTGACCTGCACAAACATGCTTCCGGAGAAGTTGATTCGTTCACTCGTTTCGAAGTCATTCCCAGCCCGCGACACGATATAACCGGACTGCTGGTTGGTATCGTATGTGTCCGGCACCTGAACCATATCGCCAATGTTTACCCACTCTCCGTCCGCCATTGCTGTTATCTGCATGGTCATGCGGGAGTAGATAAGCCGCTTGCACTCGCGCAGCGCGCGCTCGTCGGCCTGAAAGCGATTCCTGACGTACAGCATTTCGAACTTTTTCGCTTTGGCCGGCGATCCTTCAATGATGGTGTTGCCTGATATCCGGTACCGGACAAAGTCCTGCTTATTGGTGTCCGGATTGCGATACTGCAACTCCACGCCGTCATAACCGCCCGGGAGCGTCATGTCGTAAGAAAGCGAATAACTATCGGGCCTGGTGTTTGAGCGGTTAAATATCGTGGCCGCAGACGTCTTTTTTCCGTCTCTGGTGAATGACAGCACGCCATTGTCGTCGTAAACCGAGACGCTGGCGGCGTCGCAGATAGTCTCCATGCGCGAACCAAGCGACACATCCTCATCGTCAAAGGTGAAATCGAAATACCCCAGACGCGGGTCAATAGCGTCGATTTCGGCCTGGATCTGGTACAGCCCGTAAATATCAATGCTCTGCTCTGGCTGCTGCCCTACGACCAGCCAGTTAAACAGCGCGATATCAGCGAATTTACGTGATGGCCTTAGCGTGTAGTCAACCTGCTGCGTCGTCATGTTGTAGCTGATGACGTGTCGGGTGATCAGCGCGTTGTACTTCCTGTCGCGCCCGCTTGTGGCGTTTTCGGTAGCCCTGACCTTCACCATTACCAGAGAATCTTCAGCGTGAACGACGTTCGTCCTGACGTTTACCGCATGAATCTCTTCTACCTGCAGCTTGCTCGCGTCGCTGCTGTTATCGGTCCTCTGGAAGGTGATCGCATAGCGCCCGAATCCGCCCGCCGGGGTAAGCTTGTCAGTCCGGTTAAACGTCTCCGACATGTAGTCGTGCGGCGTCGTCTGCCGGTACGTAAAAGTCTGCTCAGTTCCGGGTATCAGGTTATTGTCATTGTCGACCTTCCAGATGTTTACAACCCAGTTCGTTTCGCTGTTCCCTCCGAGCCCGGACTGCGTATGCAGCCACAGCTGGCTTGATGGTATCGGCGAGAAGAACGGACCGACGATCAGCGCGGCGTTATCGTTCAGGATGAACTTGGTTGTGTTGATTGTTGCATCCTGAATTGGGATTGATGGACCATTCAGGTTGTCAAACGTGAAAGTGTAATAGTAAACAGGGCTGACGACGGCGCCGTCGTTTGTCTCTGCAAAGCTGATAAGCCGCCCGGAAAGGGTGACATCTTCAGTGCGCGTTCCGCCGGTGATCGGGTACGTCACGTTGATAGTGAACGTTACCGGGTGCGGGAGAGCCAGGTCAGCGAAGTAGTCGAAGTCCGCCTGTTTAACGATTTTCATCGCTATCTGGCCGCCAGCATATACTCCGCTGATGACGGTGTTTGCTGTGGCAGTCTCGATCGGAAAATCTTCGCTTTCGTTAAGCCCTGGCACTTCCTGCCCGTCTACATCGTCGAACTGATAGCCCTCATTCACGACCGGGATGACATCTCCAGGCTGGTAAATGGTGTAGCTGGCTCCCGCCATAGAACCGAGATTCGACTCAGAGAAGCGCACTGACGTAACGTCGTATTTCCCCAGACCGAATACCATCAGCTCAGTTATGTATTTCAGGTTGTTGTCATATTCGAAAAGCGATTCCTGAGCGAGATCCGGGAAAGAGCGGACCTGACCGAAATTGTCCGGCTTTGCCTCGCCATTGCGCGCGATGTTAGTCTGCCCCTTCAGGCTGTTATTCGGTGAGGTTTTGCTGTTTCCGGCCCCGGCGTTCGTGTTTGGCTTCGGCATCAGCGAAGACAACACCTTTTGGGTGAACTTGATTGGGTTCAGGTGCTCGAGAGGGTTTAACAACGTGCCGACAAGACCGCCGCTCTTCGGCTGGTCGAAAATTATTATCCGGTCGTCGTCCTGAAGTGCAAACTCCAGCTCATCATTGGGCTGCAGTTCTTTGCCGTTAACGTTGATGCGGATATCGCGGTGAAAACTTTCCTGCTCAAGCCACTCGGAAAATACCGTGCCGGCTTTAACAATCGCCCGGTCCTTCGGCATCCCCGGAACGCGCTGAATCTCGATTACCGGCATAGGTGTAAAACTCCACTCTGGTGAATAGCTTCTGAATGGTCCGGATGGCGTCTAACCTGACGTGTCCATTTTCCCCGCGACTGTGCAGCGCGCGACCGTCGACAATCAGGCCGACATGAACAGGCTGGCTGCCGACCCAGGCGACGAAGATCCCGTCCTCATTGAATGTGTCAGCACGCTGCCAGAAAACGACATCAGCGTCATAGCACGTCATGAAGTCGCGCCCGGATTCGTAATCCACAGTCTGGTGAATCTCGATCCCCAGAACGTTACGGTAATAGAGCACCACCAGTCCCCAGCAATCAGCAGCGTCAAAGCTGCAGGCGCGGTTACTCCAGGGGATGCCCTCAACCCGCGAGATGAAATCGTCTTTAAGCATTCTGAAGCCCCGGATATTCTTCGACTGTGTACAGCCGCCCGACGTTACGGTTAAGCGGGTTAACACGCGTCAGGCTGCACGTCACGTCCTTGTCGTCCATCGAGCAGTCGCTGACGTAGAGCGTCCACGACTTGATGGCAGTCGTCATGTCGGCTGCGTCAAACTGCTGGTACGTCGCCGAGATAGGTGTGATGCGCGAGTAGGCTTTCCACTGTTTGAGCTGCTGCTTAAAGTCCTGCGCCAGTCGTCCAAATTTGACGGTGCTGTCGAGGATCGGCGTGTTGCTCTGCTGGCTTTCGGTTAACTCCATGCGGCATGGTGTGTAGACCTGACCGCCGAGCGTTTTTGGGAAAATCTGGTTATTAACGAGCCTGATATAGCCAAAGACCGGGCTGTAAAACGTAATGGTTTCATACAGGATTCGGTTTGGCCTTCGGCTCTGAAATTCTCTGAGCGTCGGCATTATGGCACCTTCGGTAAACTCTCCGGGTCGCGCCCGTCAGGATAGCCCGTGACAATGATGTCCAGCCATGATCCCCACGGTGGAGGCAGCTCAACGATAATGTCGTCAAACTCGTCATCTGAGTTAACCAGCTCGCGCGCAACAACATCACCGCTCCACGTGAAAATGGACCCGGACTGTGACCAAGACGGCCAGGAGAGAAAGTGTAATTCCTGCACCTCGACGCCAGTATCGCCGGTCCCGGTGCCAAGCGGCATCGTGAACCACTGATTGCAGTAGTCGAGGTAGTTCGGGCTGCGCAACCACTGCATGAATGCCCGGTGCTGATCCTGTGTGAAGATCCACGTCAACGAGAAGGACGTCTTCAGGTCGTCGGTTAATTTCTGAAATACCGGCGCGCCGACCGTCGGCTGGTCGACGCGAAATCCGGTATCGGTGGTTGGCGATTTCCCTTTCTGGGCCAGCGGCAGCCAGTCAGGGTAAGGAATTGGCATGTTATCCCCTTGCTTTGCGTGGTGCCTGGTGATTCTGCTGGATGGCCTGACCGATGCGCCCGCCCTGGCTTATATCGGCAACAATCATGTCGATCGTCACACCGTTACCGTTCTGGGTCGCCTGCGCGTCGACAGTTGCACCGGTATAGTTCTGAATGTTGATTGTGACAGGCACAGAACTACCACCTGCACCGGCATTCATCTGCTTGTTGCTGATGACCTTCCCGTTATCTCCGGGGATCATGTATTGGCTGCCGTTCGACGCCTGGTAGATTTCAGGCATACCGCCCTCACCCACCTGATACGTACGTCCAGCCGATACCGGGCCGCCGTTCTTACGCTTGCCAGCAATACCACCAGCCATCGCCATCGCCGCGATAAGGGCAGCAATACCGATAGCCGCAGCACCGCCGAAAGAGCCGATTGAGGCGACGGCCGCCGCAGGGGTCCAGACCGCCATTGTGGTAGTGGCCGCCGCCGTGCTTGCCGCAGTGGTTGTCGCTAAACCAGCAGTTTGCGCAGCAGTAGTGGTGGCAATCGCAGAGGTTTGCGCCGCAGCCCCCATGACGGCAGATTTAACCCAGTCGACGCCCATCTGAACGAAGCCGTTAATCAGGCTATTCAGGGCGTTACTGGCGAGAGATTGCATAGCCTCTTGCGCCGACATGCTTCCGGTAAGTATCCCGGTAAAGGCATTCGATGCATTACCTGCGAGAGAATCAAAACTCGCGGCCAGCAACTCATTGCCCATACTTTGGTTACGGAAGATCTCCCACTGGGCAGCGATGCGCGCCTGCTCATACTGCGTGTCAGTTGCAGCGCGCAATGCCATGGCGTTTTGGTGAGTAATAAGCCCCTGCTGCTCGTATGCCTGAATAAGCGCGAGCTTCCTGGCGTTCTCGTTAGCCAGCTGCTGAACAGGGTCAACTCCGCCGACCGCTTCCTGCTGTGGCGTCACTGCCTGTTGAGCCTGGATTTTCGCGAGGTTAGCCTGGTGCGTTGCCGCCAGTCGTTCTGAAGTCTGGCTATACTGCTCCTGGCTGATTTTCTTCGCAGCCAGCGCCGTATTCAGATCCTCAACATCCTGTTTGTAACTGGCGTTCTCAGCAGCTTCAGGGAGAAGCTTCTGCGCTGCAGTTTCGGCCTTAATGGCGTTGGCAGTGTCCCATTTTTTTGCCGCATACTGACCGGCCAGAGCTATTTGCTCTTTGGTGGCGCCTTTCCCGAGCGACTGCTGCGCAGTCAGGATGGCCTGCTCGCGACTCAGCTTATTCGTTGAGTCGGCAGCCAGTTCTGACTGCTGTTTGAGGTTCGCCAGCTTCTGGGCAATAGAATCAGCCTGTGATGCGCCTTTCTTCTGCTCAGACTGAAGCGTCTTCTGCGCCTGCGTATTTTTGTACGTAGCGGCAGCATCATCTTCCATCTGCTTGGCATGCGGATCATCCTTCGCAAACCCGGCATCTTCAGCGGCGTATTGCGCTTGCAGCCGCGCGCGGGCCTCGCCCTGCAACTTCGAGAGTGCCAGGTTGCGCTCTGACTGCTTGATGAGGTTCTTCTGTCCGGCCGTTAGGTTGTCTGTGGACTTGTTCAGGCTGTCGACGTTTATCTTCGCGTTGGCCGCCTCCCTTGCCAGATCGACAAGCTTACCAGCCAGTTCAGCAATGGCTGACTGCCCATCTTTGGATGATGACTGCATTTCCTGGAGTTTTTTCGCCAGTTCCTGAAGTGCTTCCGGGGACGGGTTATTGCTCAGGTCTGAAAGTTCTCTCGCCAGATCAAACGCTGATTGTTTGCTGATGCCAAGGCGAGAAGAAAGCGTGCTGACCGTTGAAGATAAAGAGTTCACAATGCCAGAGGCATATTGCCCCTGGCTGTTGGCCTGCTGAATGGCCTGGCTCCAGTCTGTGGTGGTAACGCCAAGCGCCGAAAGCTCATCGTTGAACTTTTTGATGCTGGGAGACGCACCGCCCACTGCCGCCAGTGCGCGATCGCCTAACGTGATGAAAGCATCAGACGCGTCGCTAATGGCCTTCGGTATCTTTGAGATGGCCTGGTTATACTCGAGAAGCGCCTGATTGCGTAGCAAAGTTGCAACGTCAGCATTTACACGCGCCAGAGCGGCGTACTTGTCTGAAAGCGCGGCCACGCCTTGCGAGGAAATGGTGATCACCTTATCCATCGCTTCAGCTGCGTCTTTCAGCGCATCCATGGCGTTCTTACCGCCATTCAGCGAAGTAATCAGCACGCCAGCCAGCACAGAGCTAAGCGCTATTATGGCGCCAACGACTGCACCACCAGGACCGAATGCACCAGCGAGTTGCGAGCCCTGCTGAGCGAACGCCACCAGCGCAGACTGCCCACCCTGCACCTGTACGATGAAGTCCTGAACCTGATAACCGGCCTGCTGCATGCTGGTTTTCCAGCTACCAGTGCCCTTTGCGCCATTTTCAACGCCGGTTTTCATGTCATACAGGCGACCAGTAAGCTCGCCGATCTTCTGCTTTTCTTCGTCTGTTGCTTTCGACCCGGCACGCAACTGCGCAGCCAGGACTGCGGCACTACGCGCGCCATTCTCCTGCGCTTCGTCCAGCACAGCCAACTGGTTGCCCAGCGCCTCGATGATGGATTCGGCACGGCTGAATTCACTGCTCGCGCCGCCGGTACCGCTGCGGGCCTCTTCCATAGCGCGGGCAATGCCGCTCACGTTGGTGTTCAGCTTGCGCAGCTGGTTATCCATGGAATTGGCATAACCGGCCAGTTCAGTAAACGCGGACCCGGTCTGGGACGTACTCTGGTCGAGGTTATCCATCCCCTTGCCGGACTGCTGGGCTGCAGCATCCAGTTTATCCAGAGCATCAATGGCCTGTTTCCCGCCCTGCAGCAGCGGCTCAACGTCGGCGCTGATTTCATAAACGATGCTACCGGCGTTCTTTTCACCTGCCATGACCTTCTCCGGGCATAAAAAAACCCGCCGCAGCGGGTTCGTCATTTAAATAATTTAGGCTTCTCTCTTACCGAATGCATATCCCAAAGCCAGTGTTAGTATGGGCGTGAATATGGACCATACATCTTTTAAAGCGCTTACGATGTCAAACTTATCTGGTGAGTCAAGATCAAATGAAAAATGAAAAAAAACAAGCAGTAAACAAATGCTGAAAATCCCTCCTAAGTAGAAGCAATATTTCAAAGTTGTCCAGATAAATGAATCCCTTGCATGTTCACCAGTTCCAATCTCATTCGCAATTTTCCCCGCAACACTAACACCAGTTAGTCCACCTTGATGTACTGAAGGCGTTGTAATTTCATTGTTTTGGGTCTGTAGTTTTGGCTCAGATGCAATGTAAGAATCGGTCATTACTCCCCCTCATAAAAAGAGAAGTTGACAATAACTGAAATCTGGTCCGTTCCGATTTTTCTAATGTTGGAATGCCATGCCATGAATAATTTTTTCCCATTAGATTTCTTGCCAATTTCGGCCGGAATAACAAGACCTACAGCTTCATTCATAATAGGGACAATTACTCTGTGGACGAAAAAAACCTCTCCATTTTTAACGAATGCATCAACCCCCTGTTTATTCGACTCACTTTCAGGCAGAATTTTTGTCGTAATAAATATGGTTAATCCATCGTAAACCAATTTTAAAGGTTCAGAAGGAACCAAGGGATTAATAATGCTATGAAAGCTACCTGACTGTAATAGAGTTTTTCCATCGGCGCTGGCTTTAACTAACATTTTAACCTTCTAATCAGCTATATGATATTTATGATGATATTACCATCCTAAATAGCAGGCTTGCTACTCCTCTGATTGGTATTGGTCCTTCTGGCCATTTGTTTAGCTAAGTAAGCCTCCGCAACACTGTCGTACTCTTCGCGCGTGAAGCCTTTCTGGTCCGGGTATTTCGCCGCCAGCAGCATCTGGAACTCGGTCATCGTTAACTGAGAGGCTTCGGCTCGGTTCATTTCAAAGTGGCTGCGTGCCGCGCTGATGTAGTCGAAAGCTTTAAATTCGTTCGTTCTCGCGCCCGTTTCGTGGCGCTGCAGCTGGCGGACCTTAGCTTTGCCGACAACACCGTGCTGCATGAGATGCTGTGCCAGCACGATGATGTCGTTCTTCGGCATCTGACCAGGACGGTAAACGACACAATGCCGCCACCCTTTCCACTCGCCGATCATCGGTGTCAGATCGTCTTGGCAGCACGCCTGCAGCACCAGCATGCACGTTGATAAAAGCTTCTCAGCAGCGCGATTGAATGATGGAGATAGCCATTCAGGAAAGCGCCCCAGCGTGCCAGCGCAAACCTCAATCAGCTGAGCGACATCATTGCCGTGGATGGTGGCATACGCTTGCACAATCTCTTCCGGAGTGCCGATCCTGGTCATGGCCTCGAATGAAGGCCGTAGCAGGTAATCTTTGCCTCCCTCACGGCTGTCGCTGATAGAGAGTTCACCAATATCGGTTAAAGCGGTCATAGGCCTTCCAGTAAACGGTCATTATCAAGGGCAGCACGCCGCCCTTTGGAATGTCCGTTAGGTAACGGTAACCGTATGCACGGCCACAAAGTTGCCGTCTTCGGTGTTGATGATGATCTGCGCGCTCCCGGTGGCGACACGCGTCACGGTAACCGTGTTGCCTGAGGCGGTTGCCGTTGCTTTGGTCGCATCGGTAGTCGCTACGGTGAAGTCTTTATTGGTAGCGCCGGTTGGTGCGATGTTCACCGTAAAGGTGCTGGTTCCACCCGCCGTGCCGGTGCTGGTTGTCGGGGTTACCGTCACGCCAGTCACCGCAACCGCAGTGATTTCGTTCACTTCGATAGTGCTCGCATCGCCGACTTTGAACTCGGTAGAGAACGTGACAATGTCGTTGGTACCACCGTCAGAGCTCAGCGCCGTGATGTTCATGTAGCCGATGAATTCAACCGGGCCATATTCCATTCGCACCCAGATACCTGGTTGGCGCTTGGCCTTCAGTTCGTCAGCGAAATACTTGATGAACTTGCCAACACCATACTGATCCAGCTTGTCCTTCTTACGCACTTCACCTTCAAAGCTCAGGGTGAAATCACTGTTGGTGATGATGGTTTCGACATAGCCGCCGCCGTCATCCGCATCAGAGGTAACCGAGTTCGGGTTGAAGTCGAAGCCTTTCGACGTACCAGCGGCCAGCGCCATCCACTCAGATTCAAGTGGCTTGACGTCCGGGCAGCCATCGGTGACTTCCAGCACGACCGCACCGCCGAACAGGCGCTCGTTCGAGTTCTGGCAATTAGCCATGTGAAACTCCTCTTTGACGTATAAATGAAAACCCGCCGGAGCGGGTTATTTGGTTGGGATGGCTATTCGCCGTAAGTGCAGGCGAACTGGAGTCGGAAGACTATTCGCCCTTCTTCTGTGAGCACCGGCGCGGGAATGGCGCCCATGTTCTGGATGTAGCCGACGCACTCGTCAGCCATGGGGTTGGCCTGGACGTAATCGACGATGCGCTGCACGGCGTTTAGCGCGTCTTTGCGCTTGTCCTTCGCGCCTACGACATCAACCAGGACGTGATACTCAGAGCCGAGGTCAGTACGGATATTCGATCCGCCGTTTGGCCTGAATACCATGATCGCCTTCGACAGGTCGCCGGGGTCGTCGTACATCAACTGCTGCACAGTGAAGCCGGAAGTTAGCCCGGCGTCGCCGAACATGTTGCGCACCCTCTCGTGCATCATGGGTGTCATAGCGAAAGCTCCTTGCGCATCACCGCGTCAACGTTATCGCGCTCGTCATTTGCGCCTTTGGTCAGGAATTGCGGCTCACCATGCGGATCCCAGTAGTTGCCCGTGCCGGTCCCGCCGCCGAACTGCTGCCCGGCACGTGTCGTACCAAAGTGCGCGCGCGGTTGACCTTTCAGCTTGCCTGATGCCTCATGGACGTACGCAGCATAGTTGGCTGAGTAGCCAATGCGGCCGGTAATGAACACGCCGCCAGCGTCGATCTCCCGAAACTGGCTGTTAATCAGCGTGGAGGTGTCTATCGGGGTGTAATAGGCTGCGCGCGCACCGATGAGAATCATCGCCGACTGCAGAGCGCGAATTACCTTGCGTCCCTTCACGTCGCTGATGACATCGTTCAGGTGTTTCTTAGCCTGGCTGATGCCCTTCACTTTGATGCCCATGGCTTTCTCCAGGCATTAAAAAAACCCGCCTGAGCGAGGTTTGGTTTCATTTAATGGTGAATCAAAAAGGGAGCAGTGCGCGGATTTCACTGTACCAACTATGAAAGACAGGTAGGTCATCTAAAAACCAGAAACCTAATCCAAGCACTGCAGCGCTCATCATCATTTGAGCAATAACGCTGAACCAGAATTCAATAGGTTTAGTGTCTTTGCGGATATACTCCTTCCGCATCGTCCCCTTAAAGGTTTTGGTGTAGACGCCTCGTCGCAAAAAGATTATCGACTGAACAAACATAAAGGGGCATGTCAGAAAAATTGCGCATACCGTGAACCAAAATTGAAAGCCCATCACCTGTCATTCCATTTAATGTTTTGGGCCATTATTGCACAGGTTTATCAGACTACTGTAAGGATGGCGTAATCATCCGCCAGGCGCTCGAACGTGTCGGCGTAACGGATAACCTGTCGCACCTCGTCGGCACCGGCCACAACCGGGTCAGCTTCAGTCGAAACGCCAATCAGCAGGTAATCACCCGCGGACGCCAGCGCAAACTCAGTCCAGACGGTGTTCTTCACGACGATTTCAGCGCCCAGACTGGCTAACTTTTTGCTGAGCCCGCCCTCGTAATCGCAGAGAATTTGCTCAGGCGCAGAGTAACCGAGTGGGTCGCCGTACTCATCGTTACCGAGATTGCGCCAGATGGTCGCCGTGGCGGTATAGCTCCAGTTCGCTACCGATGACATCATCCCTCCTTCCAGCGCAGCACCTTCGCGCCAGTCGCCCGGATGCGCGGGCAGTTGATGAACCACTCACCATCAGACTTCACGTAGCCGGTAGTTTCCCGCCCGGTGTCGGTCATCACCCATACACGGGTGAACGAACGCGGCAGCCCATGTTTAACTGATTTGTAAGCCATCAGCAGCCCCCGACCACCATGAAAAGACCGACGCTGTTACCGGCGCTGATCGGCAACTCACCAGTGCAGCCGCTGGTATCGAGCCGGGCCAGCGAGTCGCACAGCCAGGTGATGCTGTCAGCACCGTAATCGAACGAACGGGAGGCGCCAGACGGCGCCCCCTGCGATTTGATGCGGCGCGCACCGGACGACGTAGCCATGAGCGCCGCGGCATACATCATGATCAGCTTCGCGGTGCACTCGTCATAGCCCGCGCCATCGAGGCACGGGATAATCTTGTTCACCACGCAGAGGATCGGCTCCAGCAGCGCGCCCGGGATGGAGTAACCCAATTCACCGAGAAACGCCTGCACGTCTGCCGCTGTGATTGGGTCAGCCATGGTTATTTCGCCTTCTTGATTGCTTCTGCCAGGGCCGCTTCGGCTTCGTTAGCGCGCTTGGTTTCAGCGTCCAACTTAACTGCACTTTCCTGCTTCAGTTGCTCTATCACTTCGGTATGCTCTTTATCCTTAGCATCAATTTCAGACCGGGCCTGTTCCAGTTGAGCCAACGCCTCATTGAGTTTTGACTGCAAATCTGATGCACCGATTGCCACGGGCGCAGACGGTGTCGCCACTTCAAAGACGAGCTTCTCACCCTTCTTGTCAGTTGATTTTTCCGCCTTACCCTGCTCGATCCACTTTTCAGCGATCGAGTCATCGACGTCATAAACCTGTCCAGCCTCCAGCTTTTGAAGGCTGGCACCGGCAAAGAGGTTTGCTACCAATACCTTTACGAGTGCCATGTTGTTTCCTTAGCTCGAAGCGTGAATAACAGAGTAGTGACCGTTGATGTCCTGCTTGACCATCAGGCCAGCAGCACCCCAGGTACGCCAAACGTAATCTGAGTTGTAGAACTGACGCGGATCAGCGACGGTACCGAACGCCTGGCCGACGATAGGAGCAATCACGCCAGCCTGCAGCGGCACGATTACGATTTCGTTGCCGGTCAGCTCAGCATCTTCTTTGATTGCCGCGATGCCTGACAGTTTGGAGATCTCTTCCAGCACGGTGCGGAGAGAGTTCACATCGAAGTACTGTTCCCAGTTGGACATGATTTCGCTGGAGACGTACCACGTCTGCTGGCCGTACTGCATGTTTTGCAGCTTGAGGACGTCACGCAGGGCGATCGCCGCGGCACGCATGGCTTTCGGGTCGGTGCTGGTTGCGAAGTTAACGGTCAGTGTCACCTGCGCAACACGCTCATCGTGACGTAAACCCTTCCAGGTCTTGTCATCGAATTTGATGTAGTTACCGGCCGCATCACGGAAGCCTTCCCAGATGTAGTCCACATACTGGCGACGTACGTCATCGACAGAGCCAGCCTGAGCGTCAGCCAGGGATGAGAGCGCAGAGCCTTTATTAAATACCGGGTCACGCCAGTTGAATTTAAAGCCGCTGTCGTGGATCGGCACCATGGTGCCATCGAAGGTGTAAGACTTCGCATCCAGCGCAGCACCAATCTGACCGGACATGGAAGTGTGTGCCCAGCCACGGCCGCCGGTGCGAGCGTATTCGTACACAGACTCTTCCAGGCGAACAGAGCGAGACAGCGGCATCAGGTCGTTCAGCAGCGTGAATTCGGTGTTCGGTTCGAATTGCTTCAGCACGGTCTGGTCATAGGCCTTGTACAGACGGCGGATATCGTCGACTGCGTTTACCGCGTCCAGTACCGGGGCATTTGCCGCTTCACCGCGAACGCGGGTACGAGCAATAAAGTCTGCCACGGCCTGAGCGCTGGAATTACGAGCGAACGTCAGTTCATTGAACTGAGCCATGTTGGCTTCGAGGTTCCCGGTTTCGGTCGCCTGCTTAGTAGAGAATACAAACATTCAGGTGCTCCTTATTTGATGACAACTCGCAGGAGCTGGCCTGCTGTCGAGATGGTGTATGAGCGGTCTTCTTCTACGTAGCAGCGGACCGATTCATCAGTGCCGACAGCTTTAACTCGACCGTTGGCAACAGAGAGCGGCTGCCCTTTTGTGTAAGTGCCTGCTGCAGCTGGTACGTTGAAGAAAACGCCTGGGGTTGGGTGGAAAGCAACAACCCAGTCGCCAGCCTTGATGACGTCGTCTACGGTTTTGCAACGCAGGTAGTCATAGTTGGCTACGTAGAGAATCGCTGCTTCATTGCCATCCACGGAGGCGGTGAATTTCTTCGTGGTGTTGTCGAAGAAACCAATCGTACCGGGTTGCGTATCTGCGGCTGCAGCACCTTCACGGTGAAGCTGTGGGTTGGCGAAGATACCGCCCGCGTGAATTACGTGTTTTCCGTCTTTAGCCATTTTTTACTCCGGCATTTCGCTGACTGATTGGGTGTTGGTTGCCTGGCGGAATGCACCGTTCAGGCCGAAGGAGGTCTGGCACTTGGCGTACATGGCGTCGAGCGCCTTGCCGTCAAGATCTGCGACTTCTTCATCGCTCATGTTCATCGCCAGCTTCACAGCTGCGCGCTTTTCGCCCTTCTCTTTGTCAGAGTTGGCATTGATCTGGCTGTTAAGTGCGGTGACCTGCTCAGTAAGGACTTTCGCCCACGCTGGCATCTCTTCGCTGTTGGTGGTCTGCTCTTTAGCCTTCTTGTCATCCGCTTCTTTCTTCTCACGTGCGGCCTTCTCTTCAGGCGTTTCTTCTTTGCTGTCGGCGTTTTCTGCCAGCATCTGGTTGTACGCGTCCATCAGCTCGGCATCGGTTTTACCGTCAACCGATTTACCTTTGGCCTTCAGCGCATTAACGATGAGCTCTTTCATCAGGTCTGTTTCCTTCTGGGTTGAATCGCTGTTGGCGCTGAAAAACGCCTTTAGCTGGTTGAAAAATGTTTTGAATGAGGCATCTTGCGGGTCTGGAACGTCAGCATCAGCGAGGTTCACTACTTCAATTTCAAGCTCGTCGCCTTCAGCATTTACGAAAATGCCGACTCCTTCTTCTGGCGTTCCGGCGCCGGGTTCATCGAGCAGCACCGCCACATGGTCAAACATCATGTTTGTGGCGATCTCGTTGTACTTCTTGCCCTTCGACTCGCCGTTGGCGGCGATACCGGAATACAGCAGGCCGGTGGAGATGTGGATCGGGTCTGAGCTGGTACCGGCCAGCATCTCATCCAGGCGATTAATCAGGCGCTTGCCCTTGTCGCTCGACTCGGCGTACTGGCGGTTAACGTACATGTCGCCCGTAACCTTCCCGTCGCTGTGGTTGACGTTCTGCAGCCAGGCCCCGACGTGGTATTCATTCACCGCCCGGACATCGCGCGCCGAAACATGCTTGCCGTCCACTTTCGGGTGGCCCAGCGGCATCGGGTTACGCTCGAGCGTGTTGTAGGCCTTTTCGATTTCTGCTGCCGGGTACAACTTCCGGTTCATCACGATATCGTCCACGACAGGCGTGATGCCGCGAACCACGATATGTGGCTTGCCGTCAATGGTTTCAGTGGTGATGTTTGAAGCGGAGTTGACGACGGTCAGCACATTAACGCGGTTGCGTTTCATGCTGGATCCTCGTTAAGTTATGTTTATTCAAACAAAAGGGGTGAGATGATGATTAAAAAGGCCATGCTAATTGGCGCCATTGGTTTGTTCGGTGCGCAGGAAGCGCAGGCAAATTTTTATACAGGGAATCAGCTTTTTGCCTGGGGCGAATCCTTGATGAGAGTCAGAGAAAACAGAATAATGGGTTCTGATATCAGCGACGCAAATATGTATTATGGATACGTATCAGGAGTTTACGATCTAGGTAGCGGTGTACTTTTTTGTGCCAGCAATCAACTTAATCTGAACCAGATTTCTGATGTCGTATATCAATACTTGAAGCAAAACCCTAAACGCCGGGCTGAAAACGCTTCTGATTTAGCAGTTGACGCTCTTAGTGAGGCGTTCCCTTGTAAGAAATAGTTCCGACAAGCGCCTTCGTTTAGATTTTTCGTAACATAGGCGCTCTACAGCACCATGGGAAATAGTCCAGCGCAGTTACGCACTGATAGCGCACGATTCAACCGCACCCGCAGCACCAATAGACTGACATGCTGAGTCCTCATTGGTGGATTTGAGGCAATAAAAAAGGCCGCCGTGGCGACCTTGTTTAAAGTATTTCTTGGAATTTACTGGGATATTCAACTCGCTCCCATATGGATGAAAAGTAATCTCGATACTCTTCGTCATCACGAGCATCACCACTACCGCCCCAGTAGTAGGCTGAGTTTTCACTTATGATGTTAATAACATCAGTTTCAAGTTTTGAAGCAAAGGACTCGTCTGGGACTATAACATTGATGGCGTCTAAAAGGTCTAGAGCACCCGTGCGCAAACGCCATTCTCTCTCCCATGTGTAGTCCAAGCCAAACGGCCAGCCAGGTTTAATATCCATGGGTAAATGCGGAGCGAAGCGCCATTTTAAACTTGGCGGTAATTCCTTCTTATCTTCATATGACCCGTAGATTACCGGTCGACCTCCATACTCATAAATTCTTTTTTTTACGAATTTGAAACCAAACGGCTGATATCTAGATTGATCCCACTCACTAAAATACTCTGGAGATTCAGTAAAACAGATAGATTCAACGTCAGCTGTCATCTTCGCACTTCCCGGCTTGAGAAATCCATCACGAAGAATTTTTAGAAATGTTTTATATGCAACATCGTAATTGATCTCCTTCTCGCCTTTTATATAGGGATTTGCTCTAACCCAATGATAAAGATACCCGGAACTGTCTATTCGTTTACTTCGCATAGCTCACCCAAACGAGTTGTTTGGATGTAATTTATAACACTGACATCCTTATTTCTATGCACGGAATTTAAACTTCTTTCCACTGCTTTCTTTCTATCGCCAGCTTATCCGCCAGCCCCTCGTTGAAGATGCTGCCGTCGTCATTGAGCAGCACCGGTATCTGGCTGCAATAGCAGTTGTACCGGTTGCCGTTCTCAGCGTAGAAGTCCCGCACCTCTTCGGTGGTGTAGACCTTGCCATGACGACTGGCGTGCCAGGTGCGCGTCGTCGGCTTGAGCGCTGATAGCCACAGCAATCCGGTGTACAGCCCCAACCTGTCAGCCGCCCAGTCCGTCTCGTTCCATTGCGCCTGCCGCAGCGCGCCGACCTGCTCAGTCTGAGCGATGGTTTTGGCCTTCGACATCGATACGTCAAGACGCTTGCTGATGACGCTGGCCGTCTCGCGTGGATTCACGCCGCGCGCTACCGCGTCGGTGATGATATTGGTCAGATCGCCGCGGGCTGTGTCGCTGATGACCTTCCAGTCACTGAACGTTGTCAGCCTGGCCGCCGATATCTGGTTCAGATAACCGGGGCTGCTTAAAAGCTGCTGTAGCGTTGTCTGACTGGCGTACACCTGCGACTGCTGCGAGAGGTTGTTGAAGGCCTCCAGCGTGCCGCGCTGCGCTTCTGCAACGACGTAATCCATCGCCCAGAGGTTTTGCTCACCACCCTCCAGCAGGTTGTCATCGAGAATAGCCTGCACCGCCTCCAGCAGGTCAGCCAGTTCCTGCGCCGACATGTCGTAGATGAACTTACCGGCGTTGACCTGGTAGAGCCGCATGTCCGCGCCGTTGTCGTGGCAAAGGAAATGCCAGTTATGGCTGTTTACCTCACGTTCTCGACCGATCAGTCTCTGATCGAACAGAGCTTTCAGCGCGCGCTTGATGCCGAGATACCGCTTTTCGATATCCCGGAACATCGCGGTTACCTGCTTTGCCGATCGGGTAGGGTCAACCTTGCTGCGCGGAACTATCGGCAGGCCCACCTTTGCCGTCTGTTCTGGTGTCATCGGCCAGTGGATCATCGGTAGTCACCTTCTCGTCCGGTTTTGGTGGTTCTTTTGGCTCCGGTAGCGGGTCAAGCCCCACAATCTCGCGCAACTCATTTGCGGTAAACGTCGCGTCTCCACCATAGTAAGGCGTGGTTTTCTGCACGATGTCAGCGAGTTTCGAAGCGTTCTCGATCTTCTCTTTCTCGCCAGGCGCCAGCAGGTCGCTCCACGAAATGGTGACCTCTCCTTTGGTCGGCGGGTCGATAATCCCGAGCGTCCAGAAGCGTTCAAGCAGCGCAGTGATCCGGTCCGTAAGGAAGCCATTGCGGCGCGTGTTGCGGCGGATAGCCCAGTCCGTTTTATCCTCGTCGCTCGCCAGTCTCCCAGTCTGCTGACCGAACAGGATGGTGAACGGGATTTGCACGGAGGCGGCCAGTTCGTTCGCTGTGACTTCCCATGTCGGGCCCGGGTCGCCGGGTGTAACCGAGAGGACGTTAAGCCTCCCGGCTTGCATAACAGCCGCTGCATCGGTACCTCTGTTCATACGTTTGAATTTATCCTCAAACGCTTCGCCGAGGTCTTTATATCCAGAATCTTTTGCCTGCTGATTCAGCGTGGCGATATCGGTCTCTTTATCGAACTCTGCTACCATTTGACGACTGGCGTTCTTCAGGAAGCCTTCAGCACCACCGCCAGAAATCTTCTCAATATCGAGGACTTTGTTGAATCCAGCCTCCAGCAGCGGGATGCCAGACAGGACGTTGTCGTCTTCAGATCCCTCACAAAACAGTATGACGCGGCTCGGGTGTACCGGCTCTCCGCGCATCGGACCGACAAAAGGCTCATCACCGACCGGTTGCTCATTGAAGTTGAACATCTTCGGCTGGCCGAACGTTTCAGACTGACGGTTGTTATCCCATTCTGCGACAGTTAACTGTGGCTCCCATACCGGGATCAGTTTAACCAGAGCTGACTCGCCAAGGGATTTCACCAACTTGATGTCGACTGGATCACTCCATGGCTTATTATCTTTGACCTGCAGCAGAAGAGCGGAGTAGCGCCCTACCATGTTTCTGCGATCGGCATCCTTCACCTTCGGCCAGAGCTTCTTCATGAACTTGGAGACTTTCTTTTCCCAGGCGTTTGTATTCTCCGCCTCCTGTGCTTCATCACCGTCAACTATGACCGGATAGTCCTGCCAGCAACCATCCAGCAGACGATGCACCACAGCGAAGCCAGCGGCGTTGCGGCGGTACATGTTGTAGAAATCGTTGAAGGTGATCGTGCGCGGGTAGCCAAACTCCTGGTAAAGCGTCGGGCGCTTCGTGTTGCCGCCACCGATGCCGATTGCATTCAGGTAATTCGCTCGCCGCATTTCAGTGGCGAGGTTGTTCACAGCCAGTTGAAGGCCGTTATCTTGTTCGCTCACTGGCGATGCTCCTTAGAAGAATACTGCGCCGACTTGCTTGCGGTTGTTCTTCGTCACTGCGAAGTAACGGAAGCTGTCAGCACCGTGTGAGGTGGCGTCATGGAGAGGTTTGTCTTTCCAGCAGCCGCGCTTGTCGTCCCACTCCTTCCGGTAGCCCTCAAGGTGAGAGATACCTTCCGAGCATTTCTCCTCATCGAATACGCATTTCGGGAGGATTTCACGGGCCGACTCAATGCCGGTATCGATGCCGGCTTTCGGCACCACTTTGAAATTCAGTGAGTACATCTGACCGTCAATCTCGTAACCCTCGCGCGCCAGCTCTTTGCGTGACTTCGCATCAGCAGCGAACTCGCGGTTTTCGATGTCGTGCGGCCCCCAGTGCTCGCCGTACTCATATCCGCGGTCTTTCAGCACCTTCATGTAGTGCCTCAGACCCTCGCCGGAGTTTTCGTAGTAGTCGATGATGTGGAACTCTTCGCCGACCTCGCGAACGAACCAGATCGCCGTGGAGTCACCCACACCGATATCCCAGAACGTGTGTACCGGGAGGTGAGAGTTATCAGGGATTTGGCCGATCCGCTTGTTGGTGTACAGCCAGCGGAACTGCTTGGCATAGTACGCGCCCTCGACCGACTGCTGGAATGCCTCGGCTGGAATGGTCGGGTATTCGCGCTTCATGTCATCGCCGAGGGTTTTCTCTTTGGCGTAATACCAGGCTTTCTGGCGCTCATTGACCACTACGCCGTGCTTCGACTCCATATCAGCGAAGTACTCAAGCAGGCGTACCGGCAGTGATTCCACCGGGTCGATTGCGTACTGCGGATTCTTCCACCAGGAGAAGAAGAAAAACTTCCAGTCCAGCGCGGATAACGGTTTTCCCTGCAGCAGCGCCTTCTCTGCTGTCTGGCAGTAATCGAAAAAGTAACCTGCCCGGCCCTCTGCCGTGCTCTCGATAGTAGCGAAGCATCCAGTCGATACCGCCTCAAACGCACCAGTGACGATTTCGCGGGCTTTGTCTGGATACTTGGCGCATATCTTTCCGAACTCGGAGACGTGCAGGTAACGCAGCGTGCCGCCACGAAATGAGGTGCTGACGTATAGCGAGCCGCCCTTCTTGAAGACGAGCTCACCGGAAGAGTCGTTACTGGCCGGGTTGGCCGCCTTTATCTCTGCCGGCAGCTTGTCGTATGCGTACTTCACCTTTTCGCGGAACAGGCGCTTTGCGTCATTCAGCGTATGGGCAATCAGCGCGCACTTCGCTGACTCGAACAGGGCCGCGTCGAGCTGGATTATGCACACCTCAGTTGTGAAACCGAGCTGGCGAGCCTTAAGGATGATGTTGCGGGTGTGGATCCCCTCGAAGTATTCCCGCTGCTCAGGTGTCATCCTGAACCGCGTAGGCTTTCCCTCTTTGTCGGTGATCCAGTAAAGGTTATTCAGCCGCCAGTCTTTGTCGGCCAGCAGCTTGATGTGCTCAGGTTTCATTACGCCCCCTGAGACAGAGAATCCATCAGGTCAGACAGTTGCTTAACAGAGTTGTCGCCTTCCGGCCCGTCGATGTTGTAGGCCTGGCGCTCAAGCCCGATCAGATTCTTCAGCGCGTCGCTCAGTGCCTTAACCGACTTAACGCGCTCCGGCATACTGATGACCTTGTGGTAAATCTCGTTGAGCTTGTCCTGGCCTTTGTCGTCCGGGTCGAACATCAGCTCTCCGAGCTTCTCCAGCGCGGCTACGTCTGCGCACTCCGCGCCCAACTCATCAAACAGGGCGTTGGTTATCTGCCGGGCGCGCTTAATGTCGCCGCGATGCTCCATGCGGACGTTGGCAATTACCTCAGCTGTCGCCTCAATGAGTACGCGTTCGTTAAAAGTGACTTCACTGCGTACCTGTTTGCGTACCTCGGCTTTGCGTACCAGATCGTCAGCTCGTTCTTTCACCTTCGCATTCAGGTCACGCGACCAGTCGTCACGCTTGGCGCGCTTACGGATAGCGCCTTCGCTGATGCCGTGTTGTGATGCAATCTCTCGGAGGGACATCACTCCGGCCCGGTACGCCGTCTCGATGGCCTCCCAGTCCGGTTTTGCCATAACAATTCCTTGATGATGTTGTTAATATGCTCAAAAATTTATGGAGAAACTTGATGGAATGGCTCACTGTTGTAGCAACAAGTGCAGTTATATCTGCAGTCGTGTCCGGCCTACTCTCGCTCTGGAATTCACATCTTCAACGCAAAGCTGAAGAAAGAAAACGGCTTGCTGAATTAGCTATGAAAATGGCTATTACAGAATGGGAGGCTCATGCGGCAATGATGAAACAAGCGGGTGTCGGCTCGGTGCAACCCCCAGAGATATATCTATACAGGTATTCGCTCTTATTACCTCTTATCGAGAAAGGCGAATTGAATCCCGAAAAAATGGCTGAGCTGGATGCGGACGTTAAACGTATGGTGGACACAAAACCAAAGCGCAAGTAAGAATTGTGGAAGCCATTCTGTGAGTGGCTTCTGTTAAGACAAACAAAAAAACCGCCCGGAGGCGGTTAGTCGAATATCTTATCAAGTTGCTTGTTTAGGGCTCGGTTAAACAGCTCTTTTGATACGGTCATTAAAGTACCCATGCTCGCATCTTTAAAGCCTGTTTTCAGGGTGGACCATACTTCTTGGTTTCTAAGTGCATCCAAAAAATCATGCCCTATCGCAGTCAACCTAAGTGGCATTACAGCCCAATGAGTAGAGCCATCTAAAGAACCAAAAGCACCAAACCCTGGCTCGCCATCACTTCTGACTATCAGCCCTCTATCCTCCAACAGGCGCATATGGAAAACAAAGGTATCAGTTTCACAGTTGAAGCCAAGCTCATTAAGGCGAAGGATATCAGTATCAGGTGAATCAGAGGCCTCAAATGCCTCAAGCAGCCCTTTAAGATAATCTTGATCTATTTTCATAACCCCTCCGTTCAAAAGGGGTTAATTTAGCATCAATTTAAGCATTGCTCTTTGATGTAATCCTGCAAATATCCAACCTGCTTCCTCACTGTGGCGATTCGCTCTCTGAAGGTGAAATAATCCCGTTCAGCGGAGACAGTAAGTCGGGGGCCGGGAGCATCGCCCATGCCGCCGGGGCCGGTCGTTCCGTTCGCGGGACAGTTTGCGTTGAGCTGCAGCCGCTTACGGCCAGCAATGACATCGCTATGCAGACGCTCAATGGTTTCTTTCGCATCAGCCAGTTCTCCGGTGTATTTGGCATCCAGCGCAGCGACATCACGCTGCCGGGTCTGCATGTCTTTAATGGTGGCGTTAGCCAGGCTGAGTTTCTCGCTGGCTTTATCGCGCTGGTCTTTGTAGATGATGGCGTTGTCGCGGTAGTGGTTAATCGCCCAGGCCATGGAAACCAGCAGGAAGATAACGACAGCGCAGATGATTGCGGTTAACCGGCTCATTTCACACCATCCAGGCAGAGCGCCTTTTCTTTCCCTGCTCGAGTTACCAGACCAGGAAGAATCTTGCCGCCACCCCATACCCAGCGAGGGAACTGGTTGCATGCCGCAGTGATGTCCCCACCTCTGAGAAGAGAGAACATCGTGGAGGTGCGCATGTTTCCGCAGCCAGCACGAAACGTTACCGATACAACTGCCGAGAAAGCATTGTCAGACAGCTTGCGCCCATTCCCGTAGCGGTTAACGCAGGACTCGGCATCAAGGATGTTGCGCTCCCACTCAGCTGCGATCTGCTGATCTGACTTAATAGTACCGAGCTTCACGCCATGCGTGTTCCCCATACCGTCAGTCAGCACGCCAGCCGGGCACACATACGGATCGCGTCTGCAAGATTCAGCGTTGCCGATTAACTCCAGCCCGCGTTCGTTAGTCCTGACATGGCCCGCATTCATCACAATGGCGATGATCGTTCCTACGGAGCAGACAATGCCCGCCGCGCCGCTTTTCTTACTCAGTTTCAACTGTGCCACCGGAAATTCTCCGCATTGCCTCCGTAACCACCTCGGCGGCAGCCGGACGATCGGAGTGAGGTTTTTTACCTACATCAGATAAATAGTTTTCCAGCAGCTGGGTTCGTTTCCTTTCCTCAGCCATACGCTCACGCTCTTCTTTCCGTTTTGCGTAATAGGTTTTTATCGTGAAGAACGCTGATACCAGCGCGCCGATAATAAACACGTAATCCTGCAGGCTAAGCAAAGAGAACAGACCCAAAGCCGCAGACCACCAGTACGGCAGATCGTGTCCATTTGTTGGGTTCATACGTTGCATTCCACACCTCCGGGTCCGGGGTGCTGTGTGGTAGTTGGGAAAAGGCCGTCAGACACGATAGCTACGGGGCATCTGGAATTGATTGTCTGCGGCCTGAATAAAAAAGCCAGCGACAGGCTGGCAATGTGAGGGTAAGGCAATGTCGGCTCTCTGGCCGAAGGGTCCCAGGCAGTGGGTTCTGTGTGCGGCGTACCGCAAATAAAAAAGCCCCGCACGATGGCGAGGCTGTTAATTTTATTCTTTGCTGTTAAGACGCTGGTTTCCAGTCACCCCATTCAGGCTCACTTGAGGATTTAAACCAACCCTCGATCGCCTTCATTGCTGCTTCGGTACATTCTTCGCAGTTGGATGGATGAGCTGGCTTTCCATCAGCTCCGATGTTGCAGGAGCAACCCTTACGCCACTCCTCGATTACCTTGAGCGGGTGCATGGGCCTTTTAAGCTGTCTTACTTCCATCCCAACCTCTTAACGAAGAGTTTGATATCGCCAGTGCATACAACATTGGCACAATATCAGATTTACATGAAATATATGCGTTTCAATCCAGTTTTGCAAGACTTGAGTCTAAAATTGTCGCCTTTTGTTGTGAACGTGATCGCGTAACCTGCAATAAAGACCCGCTATCCAGGCGCAGGAAGATGCGGCGCATCTCAACCCAGCGGTCCGTAAACGTCTCTGACCAGTTCTTTGGTGTTACGCCAACCAGCTCCGCCAGCGCCTGATATTCGTACGTCTCACGCCCTGCCAGCTCCGCTTTCACGTCCTGCGCCGCCAGCCATATCAGTTTCTTCAGGCGCTCCATCGTCTTGCCGGCCATCTTCTTCGAGCCGAGCTGATCCCTGAATTCTGCCCACGCCCACTGCGTGATCGCCACCTGGTACTCGAACCGGATGTTCTCGCTGTAGTTCCACAGTAGCCAGGCTTTCTGGTGGTCTTCCAAAGACAGGACGGCGCGGCGCCAGGATGCGGTTACGAACTCAACCGGGCCCACCAGCGCGATTGACGATCCCTTCGCGCGCGACTGGCTGCCGCTCATCGGCGGCCCGTCAGGGTTGACCATGCGCTGCTTATCCTTGTCGAATACCTTTTTCCTGCCCCGGCTGCGCGCCGTCGCGGTGAACTGTGCGTTCTCGGCGAAAGCTACCAGTTGCCCTTTCGTCGCCCCGCTCAGATCTGCGGTCGCCACAATGAGCTGCTGACGTACGTATTCCAGTTGCTGACTGTTCATGCGGCTTCCTTCGGTGGCTGATTGGTTTTGGTCTGGCTGTGCTTTGCTACTGGCGGCAGGTTGGCGCGCTTAACGCTTTCGACCTGGTACCGGGTTATCTCGTCTCTGGTCACGGCGCGCACTCCCCAATAATGATCTGCCCCTTCTCTCCCCAAAGTTTTGTCACCCGGCCATCCCAGACGCGGCTGTCGTCGTCGAAAATGGCATCGAGAAGCGCCTTTTCCAGGTTATCTTTATCCGGTTTCTGCTGATGAGCCTGGCCGTTAAGTTGCGCACGCTTCTTCTGGCTCCAGCTTTTTGGCATGGGAATGATGAAGGTGATGTGATAACCGGATTCAGGAATGCTGATTCCAAGCAGGCGAACTTCTGCTTTAAAAGCCCAATATGCCGCTGTCGCAGGTCTTTTATGCCAGCGATCTCGTTGTGTCATACGGGGCTTGCTGACAGGAGTGATATCGTAAATATTCATGCGGGCACCACTAGGCCACGACGGGCGATCTGGATAACGGTCAAGACAATGGCTCGATCCATTAACTGGCGGCGCTCGTCACGACTCAGCCCCTTCCCGTTATCAATCTCTGAATGGCAGGTGACGCAGATAGCAGCGGTGGCACAGTCGTCTGTTTTCATTCCGATACCTTTACCCTCGTTGCGGTGTGCCACCTGCACGCCCCACGCTCCGCACAGGACGCATTGCTCAATCTGGCCGACTGCGGCTAGCCATTTTTTATTGCGGTAGGTGCTACGCATGTTTCCTCCTTGCCGCGAGACGCAGCCATTTCTGATCCACCAGGCGGGCCGTGTAGTCTTTCAGTGTCGGGATTTCGGACGGCTTAACCACGGCCTTGCGCTGGCGGCGCGCCGGAACGCGGAAGATTTCGTTGGTGATGACGCGTGCGAGAGGACTACCCACGGGAAGCCCTCCATTCTTGCGCCCAGGCGATGCGCTTACTGGATGCTTCGGAGAACTTCACGCCGCGGTCGGTACCGAACCAGTAAATCGCCTCGATAACATCGACCATGTAGCGCTTGCTGGATTTGGATGTGCGGACGCCGAAATAAACGCGGCCGCCGTTGATGCCCGGCGCGGATTTCTGCTCCTGGTCCTGGGTCTGGTTCACCAGAACGGTGATTAGGTCCTTCCACTCTTCGCGGGTCAGCTTTTCGCCGTGCCAGACAACCTGGTCAGACAGGTCCTTCAGCAATGGCCACATAAGACGATTTTGCTTGTCTGTGCGGGTCTCTTCCCGGGCCTCGACCACCATCGGCGCGCGAGGGTTTACTGGAAGGGTGCGGATGTACGCGATGAGGTTGTCTTTAACGGTGTCGTTAACGATGCAGTAGTGCTGCTTCATACGCCACCTCCGAGAGGTAACGCATGATGCAGAAAATCGCAGGTGCATTTCTGCATCTGTGACAGGGTGAGGAGTTCAGATTGTGGTCGCATTTAAGTCCCCTTAAATGCGCAGAAGTCACCGAAGTTGTTCAGGCTCCGATGACATGATTATGGCTGGTTGATTGTAGAAAATCAAACAACTGAAACCTCTATAGAAACTTTTTTAGCTCTTCTTGTTGGCTGCGACGATATGATATTTCGTCAGATATTTCATTTAGCCTTTTCTGTTGAGATTGGCCTCCGTCAATGGCTGATCTGATCGCAGATTCTTCTCTCTCTAGGTCATCTATGTGCTTTTGATGCTCATGAATGCCAATTTCACTGCCTATAGGTGTGCCTTCAAAATGATGTGTCATAGAATCACAAAAAATTATTAAGATTCAATGTTATCGACAGCTTCATTGACATCTTTAGCAGATCTTCTAATTTTTTAGAATGTATAACTTTGGTCTCAGATACTGCTTCCAAAATGCGCTAGGTTGGAGAAGCGATCTGTGAGTGTAAGCGAGGGTTTACCTCCGTAACTCAACCTTAAACAACTATTCGTACACATAGAATTAAAGCTAAACCGACATTTACCGATAAGTAATATCGATTAGCGTATTTTTACATAAACTGTAAAATCCTTGCACCTTGGCGTGGGAAGAGCGTCTACAATGACTACTACGGTATACGATAGAATTAACAAACTGATAGTAACAGACTCACGATGGTCTAAAGAGCTTGATGAGTTTGGTTATCCAGGACATGTCGCATACGTTGACAATACTGGTTTCGGTAAGATGATTGTTAGAGACGACCATGTTCTAACGCTAGCAGGTAATGGCTTGCTTATTCAGCATTGGAAAGAGTGGTTATCCGGAGACATCAACAATCCAAGGCCGCCGATTCTCATTGACGGTGCAGAAGCTATAAGCTTGTACATCGTTAAAATTAGCACCAATGAGATCCTTTTCGACAAGGGACAGAAATTAGCAGCACAGGCCGTTGACGATGAGGGCAACAAAACGATCAACGCTGTGTTCTCAGGAACTGGAGCTCCTTTTGCAGGCAACACTTGGTTGCAAAGCGGATGCGCACGAACTGCACTTGAAGCTGCTAAGCTTGGTGATGTTTGCACCGGAGGAGAAGTGCGTTTCGTAGACTTCACCTCCGGTGATAAAAATCTCGAACTCGAAAAACACCTGATCTCGGATGTTGCAGAAGCTTTTTTACTTAAGGGGATGATTATGGACAGAAATAATCCATTGAGCCAACCTGTTCCTATCAACGAACAAGAAGTTGCGCACATCAGACAATTGATTGCGAATGGCAACATTACTCCATGCGCTCCAACTGGAGGCGCTCCATTAGTTTGGGATGCAAAATCGATTGAGCGTCTTGATGCTGCTATTGACAGCATCCGCAGAGATGAAGCATTAGCTAAATAATCAAGTCAAACTATCTAAAACCCGGTCCTGAACCGGGTTTTTACTGTTTAATTAATGCATAATTTTAAGCATGTTTTCATACCCCTGCCCTCCCCCAAACCATCAATACTCGCTTCATCGCCGGACTTTTCCGGCACTCCTGAAATATTCCGTTGGTGCAGCTGCGCGCGGTACCATCCTGCTCTTCCTGCGTCGCCAGACGATAAGTTACCGTTCTCCAGACCTTGCTCACACGCATAATCTTGCGGGCACGCTCAAGATCGATAGCGTTCTTCGTGATGCAGTTGATGGTCATGCCGCACTCTGTGGCCACATCCTTCGCGGTGAAGGTCCGGTGCGTTTCGAGATAACGCAGAATTGCCTGTTTTCCTTTCATCAGAAGCCCCCTTTCTTTTTCGGCTGCTGCTCGCGCCCGCGGCGTTCTGCGGCGGCGGCCTGCTGGTCTGTGTCGTAAATTGCCCCGTTGATCTGATTGCAATAAACCGTTCCGGTACTGCCATGGCGGTTGAGTCGCAGAATTAACTCGGTTTCTCCCGGCGGCACGCTGTCATCGAAAGCACCTTCCCGGTGGATGCCAACCCAGTAGTCGCAGTCCTGCTCAATCTGTCCTGTGTCTCGGGAATCGCTCGGTAACGGGCGTTTATTCACTCGCTTCTCCAGTTCGCGGTTGAGTTGGGTCAGCAGCACGACGACGCAGCCAAGCTCTTTAGCGAGGTTCTTCAACCCTTTGGTGATCATCCCGTAGGCCAGGTCATTACGGTCGGCCTTTTCGGCGGTCATCAGAGTCAGGTAGTCAACCAGGATCATGCCTACGCAGCCCTTCTCGCGTTTGATTCGTCGGCTTTCGCTAACGATGTGCGCCAGTGACAGGCCCGGGGTGTCGTCGATGTACAGCATGTCGATTTCACTCAGTCGGCCGGCTGTAGCGATCGCCTTCTTAAAGTCGCCGTCGTAATCGCCCTGGTACTGGTCATCGGCGTCATCCGTGGCGGGCATGTAAAAAATGCTCGGGTTGATGCCGGACTTCTGACCAACAAGCTTTTCGAGGATCTGGTCGCCTGGCATTTCCAGGCTGAACATCAGCGCTGGCTTTTTCTCGCGAATCGCGCAGTTGATCGCCATCTGCCCGTACAGGGTTGTCTTGCCCATCTTTGGCCTTGCGCCAATTACGAACAAAGAGCCTTTAACCAGACCTTTCGGCGCCAGCAGCCGGTCGAGTGACGGGATGCCGGTGCTCATGCCGCGCTGTTCGCCTGAAGGGTCAAAGCGTTTCTCCAGATCTGCTACCCAGTCATCCATAACCTCGCCAAACGATCTCAACCCTCGGCGACTTCCGGTTTTTGAATGGTCTGCGAGCTGGGTGAAAATACCCTGAATGGCCTCGTACTTCTGCGTAGCGCTCATGCCGTTACGGGAATACAGCAGCTCAGTAGCTTCGGTCAGGCGTTTGATACCGTAGCGCTCCATTGCGGCTTCCCGGACTGATGCTGCGTAAGCAACGATGTTTGCAGCGCTGGGAGTGTTCTTGGCTATCTCCGCCAGGTAAGCAAAGCCACCTACCTGCTCCGCGAGCCCTTTGCCTTCAAGCGCGTCGAACAATGTCAGGCCATCGACTGGCTTGTTGTCGCGGAACATCTGGCGCATCTCGGCAAAGATCAGCTGGTGAGGTCGGCTGTAGAACGACTCAGGCTTGAGCATCGCCAGAACCTTCTGGACTCGCTCGCTGTTTTCATCATCCAGCAGCAGGCCACCGATAACGCTCTGCTCTGCTTCGAGGTTTTGCGGTACAGCCATGAATTCAGCGGTCATCACGATCCCCCTCGCGCACTTCGATGTAGAGCTTTTCGGTCAGGAACTTATCGAATTTCATGCGGCGCCAGGTCTTCCCGGATTTCTGGTCTGGTCGGTCTTCAAGCATCCAGCGACAGTTCTGAGCGATGTAGCGCAGATAGCTTCTGAAACCGTCCATATCCATAGGCTTGCCGTCCAGGTTGCGGGCAATCTTGTTAGCCTTACCCCAGAAGGTGCGGATCAGATTGCGTCGCTCATCAGTGAGGCATCTCCATCCCCGGGCTTCAGGCAGTTCGTCTTTCAGGCATTGCCATACTTCATCGCATGACAAACGGGACTTTTTCTCTTCAGCGGGTTTCTGGTCATTAGCGACATACTTACTACCGTTAGGTAGTAAGTTATTTAATATATTGTTATCTGTGGACAATGGCTGGACATCGGCTGGACACTCCGCCTCCGCAGGCATTGATATAACTGCGTTTGCGCTGGACAATTGCTGGACATCGGCTGGACAAAAATTTGACTGATATTCGTCGTATTTGACTACTTTTAGAACAGTAAAACGGTTGTTCGATTTGGTGGTGATCATGCCCAGGTTCTGGAATTTACGGAGCAGTGATTTAACGCGATCAGCGGTCAAACCTGTTTCCATTGCCAAAGTATTTCGCCCAGTGATGAACTCTCCGCGCTCGCAGATCACATCGCCAACATCAGTAGATACCAGTGTCTGTTCGTGATTAGCGCGCAGGAGCAGGTGAACCCATAAATGAGCCGCCTCAGCGTCCTTATAGAACGGCACATCCATAATTTTACGGTGCAGCAAGGCAAACCCCTTACCGTCATTCGTGCGCGGTTTCTGGAGCCTTCTGGCCTCTCTGGCTTCGGCTAAATTGGATACGTTACCCACGGACACTCTCCTTACGTTTCAGTTCTTCCAAGATGGCGCGCATCTTCTCTGCCACAATCGGGTTAACCGAGCGGATGAAGCGGTCGCGGGTTATGTTTTTATGTACAGCGGTATGGTAATAGCGTGGATTTTTTGCCATTATTCCTCCTGCAACTACTCTCGTTTTTGCACCAGAAAGTCGGTTCTGTTCGCGCAGACCGGCTTTCGCCATTTCTGTAGTTCTCACATAACCCCCAACATCGAAGTGACCATCGTCATCAGGGGTCCTACCTGCTCCGGCATGAGGCGGAACAGCGACGCTATACCCTCGCTCACCTCTTTCAGCTTCTGATGCTCTGGAGCGTCCAGCAGCACAGCCTGTTTAGCCTCTGCGAGTTCTTTCTCGGCTTCAGCCAGACGAGACATTTTGCAATCGGCACCGATCAGTCGAGTGCGATACTCAACAGGCAGCACGGCCATGATTGCGGGCGTCAGCTGGCGCACGTTCTCGCGGTACTGCTCAGAGTCGAAACGGTTATCCAGGAAGCGGAACAGCTTCTGGCGCGCCCGGCTGATGTCTTCCGGAAAGTTGATGGCGGTCCCGCCCTGCTCCCGGTATTCGTTGATGATCAGCGCCGAAACGACGTCCTGATTGTCCAGCGCCGACGACCATGCCCGGACCGCATCGCGGATATTTTCGTGGTCTGGTGCCGCCTTAGGTTGAGCGCGGTTTATCATCGCTCCCGGGTGTATTCCGGTATTGTGTTGATACGCAAGTGAATGCATTGCTTTCCCTTTCGTGGTTAGGGCCGCCGTTAAGCGGCGTTGCTGTTGATTGGTGGAAAAACGTCATCGACGCTAACTGAAGCGCCATGCTTATTCAGAGCTGCAACAATCGCCCGGCACTGCTCCAGGCTTAAGCTGCGTTTATTTTTTTCGTAATGGCATACCGCGCCTGTCGTCAGGTTTAGCTCTTCCGCCATCTGGCGCTGAGTCAAGCCGATGTTTCTGCGGATTTTTCGGATGTTGTTCATGTCGGGTCTCCTTTAAACAACTTAAATATACGTTTTGTATTCTTTATTCGCAAGTAAAATATACGAATTGTGTCTCGCGCAAATATATACAACTTGTATCATTCGGGTATGACTATGAAATGGTACGACTTAGCTAAGACCCTGATGAAAAGTCAGGGCATCAATCAGGAACAGCTGGCGGAGCACCTCGGCATTACTAAAGGTGCGGTAAGTCATTGGCTGAACGCTCGACGTGAGCCAAGCCTTTCCGAGATCGCAAAAATATTGCAGTTCCTTGGCAAAAAGAACTTTTCCGTAGGAGCAGGCGGCTTGATCATTGATGACACACTTAAGGGTGATGTTGAGTACGCTGGTCCCTATAGTCCTGGAAATAAGTACCCAGTAATCAGCAGCGTTCAGGCTGGTTCATGGTACGAAGCGGTTGAGCCCTACACCCTGAAAGATATAGATCTCTGGCTTGAGTCAAATGCTCACATCCAGGGTGACGCGTTCTGGTTGCTCGTTGAGGGTGAGTCAATGACTGCTCCTACTGGGTTGAGTATTCCTGAAGGAACCTATGTACTTTTCGACACCGGAAGAGACGCGGTCAATGGTAGCCTGGTAATTGCCAAGCTGTCTGAATCGAACGAAGCAACTTTCAAAAAGTTAGTTATTGATGGCGGCCAAAAATATCTGAAGGGCCTAAATCCTCAATGGCCACTGGTGCCTATTAACGGAAACTGCAGGATTATTGGCGTAGCTGTGGAAACAAAGCTAAGACTTATTTAAACGTAAACAGTAAGGATGCTCATGAAAAAATCATTTTTGTTATCGCTACTGCTTTGCTCAACATCCCTATATGCCCAAGACACTGCCTTGGTTGATCAAGTAAAAGCAGCCGTTATCGATAACCTGAAGTCTCGTGAAGCAACGAACAAGTGCGCAGAATTTATAAGGGTAGCAGCTGCTGATGAGTCAAAAAAACCCTTGGCCATAGCAACTTGTGACAATACCTTTGTAGTTGCAAACGGACTTACCTTTAGTGACATCAAAATAGTTGAATCAGAAAGTGGTAAAGCTGCCTGTGGTGTAGTTTCTGGGAAAACACACCTCAGCAAAATCGGCGCAAGGTTCGTATACGTTGAAAAAAACAAAGCTGTGACAATCAAGCCTTCTAAGCAGCCGGTAATGACAAGCTCTGCGGCTGGAGATTTTGGGCGAAACCAGGTAAAAATTGAAAATAAACAGTACGATCTAGTATCTACCGCCTATTGCCAGTCACCAACAAACTAAACACCCCGCCATTCAGTAAAGCCCCACGCCACCGCCAGATGGTGGTGGCGCAGTACCGCCCTTCACTTCCCATTTCCGACCCCAACTTAACCTCCACTTCATAAATACGTAAGTGCAGGATGAATCCTCGCTCCTTCGTTTTTGGTTCATAGCACCAAAGCAAAAAAATAAATCACCTTAAAATACAATTTGTTATCACAAACTCACCCCATAATATACATTTCGTATTGCATGGTAAGAATACGTTTTGTATATTCAATCCATCGAAACGAAACATCGACAGCTGAGCGAAGTTAGCCAGCGGCGGACAGCAAGTCGCCTGCTTTTTAACAACATGCAGATTTACAGCGTCAATGACCTGTTAAGACCCCTACACGTAAACGTGCTGTATCACCGGGTGCGATCCGGTCGGTGAGAGAGTATCCCCGCGCGAGAGCGAGAACGGCGTGAGAACGGGCAACACTGGCAGTGAGTTGGCGCTGACCAATACAGGGAATGATTTGGGATTGGATGAATGAGCAGGCTGATGCTCGACCGATGTATTCACAGCGCTCATGGCAAGCAGTAACCAATCTGCGCCTCCAGACAGAGTCACTGGTAGTGCGGGCGCTCTAACCAGTAAGCCGGAGATCAGCGCCGGCCATCCAATCGCCAAAGAATTTCTCCCGCATCAGCGGGTAACTACAAAGGGTAAGGCGATGAGTTATCAGAAAAATTTACAGTCACAAATACTTAGCACTCAAACGGTAATCGAGAAATGTGAACAAGAATTATCGAAGAAGTCACTGGAGCAACACATCAGGTCGGCGTGGGAAGCTGTGTTATGCGAAGCGAGAGAGAATTTGGACAGACTTCAGCACACAGCAGGAATGAAATGTTTTGCCAACCAAGCCGCCTAATCAGCGGCTTTTTTCATACCTCAGTCGCTTCACCGAGGCGGCTAAGTTATGACAACCGGCGGCCATCCACCGCCAAAATTGTTTGAATGTGCGCTTGCGCAGAAGTCTTGTATTAACCGTTCCGTTCGCCGCGATAAGGCCAAGAGGAAATCATGGTAAACCAGCAGCAGATCAGAGAGGCCCAACGGCTTGCGTCGTTCGCGGTACTCCATCGCAATGCTCCGGCGTGGGAAGAAGCAAAGCGCCTTTACGCCGTCGCCATCGGGAGGACTCTTCACTGATGGGAACTTTATTCGCACTCGTCCTGACCGTGGCAATGACCAACGGTGATTATCAGGATGTCATTCTCGGTGTATACGACAGCCAGCAGGAATGCAGCCAGGCAGCTACAGAACAGAAAGTGTCAACTGAGTGCTGGCCGGTAGAAAGCATCCTCCGCAACGGCGAGTTGCCGGCGAAATCCATCGCGCAGCAGTAATCACCCTATCCAACCAATCGGCCTGGCATTACGCGGGCGGGATCTGCACATCCAAATTTCAGGAGAAAACATGAGCGAAGTAACGGACTTAACTGTCATCGAAATCAAGCCGGAGCAGGCGCCAGTACTTTATGTAGCTGGCGGCCTTGACGCTTATCTCGAGCAAATCCGCCAGGCAGTAAACGAAGTGCCGGACCTGTCCACGAAGAAAGGCCGTGACCGTGTCGCTTCTCTGGCGGCGCAGGTGTCCCGCAGTAAGACGGCAATCGAAAAGCCTGGCCGTGAGTACCTGAAGCGCCTGAAAGAGGCTGTGCGCCCCGCTGAGGCAGAAATTAAGCGTTTCGTTGATGCCTGCGACGAGCTACGTGATGCCACCCGCCGTCCACTAACCGAATGGGAAGCCGAGCAGGAGCGCATCAAGGCTGAAGAAGCCATGAACGCGCTGCACGCCGAAGCGCTGGAAATGAACGAAGAGTTCGACCGCCAGCGAGCCGCGCAGATCGAAGCAGACCACGAAATGGCTCTGCTGCTGAATGACAAGTTTGACCGTGACCGCGAAGAGCAGCGCCGCCTTGCGGAACAGGCTCAACGCGAGCACGAAGAGCGCATCAAGCAGGAAGCAGCTGACAAAGCCAAGCGCGAAGCCGAAGAGAGACATAAAGCGGAACTTGATGCTGCAGCACGTCGCGAAGCTGATGAGAAAGCTCGCGCTGATGCCGCCGAGCGTAAGCGCAAAGAAGATGCTGACCGTGCAGAACGTGAGAAGCAGGACGCAATCGCAGAAGAAAAACGCAAAGCGCAGGAAGAAGCAGATCGCATCAAGCGTGAAGCTGAAGCGAAAGAGAAAGCCCGTCTGGCCGAAGAGCAGCGCAAAGCCGACGAGCAGGCAAAGCGGGAAGCTGACGTGAAGCATCGCAAGACGGTCGGCACCAACATCGTTAACGCGCTCACCAGCCACACCAGCTTAACCCGCGAACAGGCTATCGAAGTGCTCACCGCTCTGAAAGATGACCTGATCCCCTGCGCGAAAATTCATTACTGAGGCAACCATGAACGCATACCTCACTTACGACCGGATCGAAGATCGGCGCTGGGCTGAGCAACAGCTCACCGACGAGAAAGAGAAGTGGATCGGTGACCGGGCTCGGGAAATCATCGACATGATGCCAAAAGAGCCGTCCGGCCTCTTCCACTTCACGGTCCCGATTGACTCCAGCCCATACGAAGGACTTCGCAGCGATAAAGCTGGCGAAGCCTACAACGATTTCATTTCGGCAGTTGCTTACGCCCAGGCGGAATACGACTGGGAACACCGTACCGGCTGCCCGTTTTAATTTTTGAGGGTATTAACGATGGCAAACGAATTAACAATCACGGCGAGTGCGCTGGCGGAAAAAGGTATCGACGTCGCTACCTGGAGCGCGCTGAAGAACAGTATCTACCCTGGCGCCAAAGACGAATCGGTAATGATGGCGCTCGATTACTGCCGTGCTCGCCAGTTGGATCCATTGCTGAAGCCCGTTCACCTCGTGCCGATGAGCGTCAAAGACTCAAGAACGGGCAAAAGCGAATGGCGCGACGTGGTCATGCCGGGCATCGGGCTTTACCGCATTCAGGCAGACCGTTCTGGCGATTATGCCGGAGCCCGCGAGCCTGAGTTCGGACCCGACGTAACTCAGACGCTAACTGGCGTCGAGGTGACCTTCCCTCAGTGGTGCAAATACACCGTCTACAAGCGCATGCCCAGCGGCGAGATCGTCGAGTTCAGCGCCAAAGAATACTGGATTGAAAACTACGCCACCGGCGGCCGCGACACCACGGCGCCGAATGCAATGTGGAAAAAACGCCCATACGGCCAACTGGCGAAATGCGCAGAAGCCCAGGCATTACGTAAGGCATGGCCTGAGATTGGACAGCAGCCTACCGCCGAAGAAATGGAAGGCAAATCACTGGACGTAGATATCCGTGACGTCACGCCGCGCAGCACCACAGAAGCGCTTCCACCAGCAGCAAGCGAAGAAACGCTTCAGGCGATCACCGATCTCTTAACATCGCTGAATAAAGACTGGGAGCAAGACTTCCTCCCAGTGTGCAGCGACATCTTCAAACGGCCAATTCTAGAGGCGTCAGACCTCACTGAAGAAGAGGCGCAGAAAGGGTTCAACTTCCTTCAGAAAAAAGCTAAGGCGGCAGCATGACACCCGAAATTATCCTTGCCCGGACCGGCATTGACGTAACCACTATCCAACAGGGCGATGAGGCGTGGCACCGGTTGCGCCTCGGCGTCATCACCGCCTCAGAAGTACACAACGTCATATCCAAGCCAAGATCGGGGAAGAAGTGGACTGACATGAAAATGTCCTACTTCCACACCCTACTCGCCGAAGTATGCACCGGCGTAGCGCCAGAGGTTAACGCCAAGGCGCTGGCCTGGGGCAAACAGTACGAGGAAGACGCCCGCACCCTCTTCGAGTTCACCACGGACGTGAAAGTCACGGAGTCTCCGATCCTGTTCCGTGACGAGAGCATGCGCACTGCGTGCTCCCCTGACGGCCTTTGCAGTAACGATTTCGGCCTCGAATTGAAATGCCCGTTCACCTCCCGCGACTTCATGAAATTCCGCATTGGCGGTTTCGAAGCCATCAAGTCTGCGTACATGGCCCAGGTGCAGTACAGCATGTGGGTGACCGGAAAAGAGGCCTGGTTCTTTGCCAACTACGACCCGCGCATGAAACGCGAAGGAATTCACCACGTCGTCGTTGAGCGGGATCCGCAATACATGTCCGACTTCAACGAAATGGTGCCGGCGTTCATTGAGAAGATGGACGAGGCGCTGGCGGAGATCGGCTTCACGTTCGGGGAGCAGTGGAAATGAAACGCACACCCTTCTATCGCCGGCCCGGGCGAACCGGGCAATTCTCCGGCCTCCGTGAACGCGTTATCTGGATGATTCAGACGCGCGGCCGCCCGGTAACGGGCAGCGAAATCGCTGAGAAGTTTGGCGTAACGCTCATCGAGTTTAACCGGGTCGCTAACGGCATTACCCGCGGCACCGGGCAGATAGCGCAGATCGTTGAGTCAAAAAAATGGCTTAACGAGGACGGCATCTGCGACCGCACTTTCGACCTGGTCACGAAGCCAAAGGTCGTAACGCCGCAGGGTAAATCGCGTCTGTTCACCAGGCGCGCCATAGAGCAATCGCAGGAAGGTAGACGGCAGGACTGCATTGAACGTGCTGCCCGCCGGAGCCGCCTGATTGCTCAGGGCCTCTACATCGACGAAATGGAGTCCATCCTATGACTCACGCTCACGACGACATCAGGGTTGGCGCACTATGCCTTCCCTTCATTGGTAACGGCTGGCTAATGCCATGGGGTGAAGTGGTCAGCGATCCATTAAAGGCGCAGCGGCTCGCTGAGGAATATCGGGAAAGGCAGGAGGCGGCATGAGCGAAGAATATGTCAGCGAGCTTGAGCTGGGGAAGTGCGGAGAATATTACGCAATTTTTAAGCTGGCCAAGCAGGGTTTTGTTTGTTTCCCATCAGACCAGGGGTTGCCATACGACATTGTGGTTGAGGCCAACGGTAGGCTCCTTAAGGGGCAGGTTCGCTCGACGCTGAAAATGCGCGATTACGGAAAATCAAAAAATGTTTACCGGTTCGGCACGAGAACGGGGAAAGGTTATGCCCGTGCCGCGTCACTTAGTGCGTGTGACTTCTACGCCTTCGTTGTCATCGAAGAAGAGAAGATAGCGTTCATGTCTACGGCGGAACTAGCCAGCACAAAAAACCCTGGAACGCTTATCCAGACGATGGAGTTTAGATCTTCGAATGGCATTTACCCAGGGAGAATTTATTCCAACGGCACACAAAGGATGCTTGATTATTCTCGGAATATTGAGAGCTATGAAGATTTCAACCGTGTCGTTTCTCTGATGGGAGGAAGAAGATGCCGAATCAAAAATACAGCTTAATTATGGCCGATCCGCCCTGGTCTTACGGGAACACCATCAGCAACGGGGCCGCTGCCGACCACTATCCCACCATGAAACTCATCGACATCAAACGCCTGCCAGTCTGGGAGCTTGCCGCCGAAAACTCGGTGCTGGCGATGTGGTACACCGGAACGCATAACCAAGAGGCGATCGAACTGGCCGAGGCCTGGGGTTTTACCGTTCGCACGATGAAGGGATTTACCTGGGTGAAGCTGAATCAGAACGCCGAGCTGCGCATCAACAAGGCGCTGGCAGAGGCTGAAGTCACCGACTTTTACGACTTCCTCGAACTGCTTAACGCCGAGACGCGCATGAACGGCGGCAACCACACCCGGGCCAATACAGAAGACCTGTTGATTGCCACCCGCGGCGCCGGGCTGGAACGAAAGCACGCAGGGATTAAGCAGGTGGTATATAGCCCGCTCGGTGCGCATAGCGAAAAGCCGTGGGAAGTTCGCCACCGCCTGGAACTGCTCTACGGAGATGTTCCGCGCATTGAGCTGTTTAGCCGCAGCGCGGCGCCAGGCTGGCACCACTGGGGAAACGAATGTTCCTCCAGTGTAACCCTCACCCCAGGAATGGTTGGTCCATCAGAACCGACACCGGAGGGTTATGAAACAGATTGCGCAATTTGGCCGGCAGAGGTCGAGATGGTTTTCAGTGCCGTAGAACATGACGGCGCCATGACTGAAAAAAACAAGCGGAAGCTCAAATTTCACATCAACCGCATGTGGTTAGAGAAAACACCCATTCCTCAAATAGTCGTGTCCGCGCGGTCGTTAATCGCAACAATGGAGAGAAGCTCGTGAAAGAAATCATCGTTGACAATTTTGCCGGTGGAGGCGGGGCAAGTACGGGTATTGAATTGGCGATTGGCCGCAGCGTGGACATTGCGATTAACCACGACCTGAATGCCGTTGCTATGCACACTACTAATCACCCGGACACTCTGCACTACTGCGAAAGTGTGTTTGATGTTGACCCGGCAACAGCGACCGCAGGTAAACCGGTTGGCCTAGCCTGGTTCAGCCCTGACTGCCGACACTTCTCAAAAGCGAAAGGCTCAAAACCGGTTGAGAAAGAGATTCGCGGGTTGGCATGGATCGTCATTCGTTGGGCTCTGTCCGTTTGTCCGCGGGTGATGATGCTGGAGAACGTGGAGGAGTTCAAAACCTGGGGACCGCTGCTGGCCGAGGAAATGCGCCCTGACCCGGCTCGCGCTGGCGAAACATTCGAAGCTTTCTGCGGAATGCTATCCTGTGGCATCCCGGCAAATCATCCTGCGCTGGCCGAGTGCTGCGAGTTCTTGGACATTCTGCCGGATAGCCAGCAAGCTCAGCAGTTGATTAATGGCCTGGGCTACAACGTCGATTACCGTGAGATGCGGGCGTGTGACTATGGCGCGCCGACCATTCGTAAGCGATTCTTCATGGTCATGCGCTGCGATGGCATGCCAGTGAGGTGGCCGGCGGCTACGCACGGAGACCCGAAGTCGCCAGCGGTACAGGCGGGAAGCCTGGCGCCGTGGCGCACAGCTGCGGAGTGTATCGACTGGTCAATTAGCGTCCCGTCAATCTTTGGTCGGAAGAAACAGTTAGCTGAGAACACCCTAAAGCGCATCGCCAGAGGCATCCAACGCTTCGTTCTGGACAATCCGACGCCGTTCATCGTGAAGTGCAACCACACCACCACAAAGGGCAAATATGACTGTTTCCGTGGACAATCGCTGGCTGATCCGCTTCAGACCATCACCAAAACTCACGGATACGCGCTCGCCGTTCCGCACCTAACCAAGTTCCGCACCGGTGCCACCGGGCAACCAGTAACTGAGCCGGTCCCAACGGTCACTGCTGGCACATCTCGGCGCCCGGGCGGCAATGGACACGCACTGGGGCTGGTTGAGGCGGCGCTGGCGCCGTTCATTGCCCGCCAGTTCGGCGCCAGTGTCGGACATGGTGCTGGCGAGCCAAGCGCGACTATTACGGCCGGTGGTGGCGGTAAATCGCAGCTGGTGATGCCTACGCTCATTCAGATGGGCTATGGCGAACGCCCAGGGCAGGCGCCGCGGGTCCTGCAACTGGAAAAACCGCTGGGGACGATTACTGCCGGCGGCGGAAAGTTCGCAATGGTCGCGGCGAATATGGTGAAACACTTCGGCGGGAATTACACCGGAGCTGGCGTTGCTTTGGACGAGCCCATTCACACCGTGACCACCACCGATCACCACGCTCTTGTCACCTCCAGCATTATCAAAATGCGCGGTACCAATACCGGCCAGCCTACTGACACTCCACTGCAAACCGTGACCGCTGGCGGTCAGCATTTTGGTGAAGTTAAAACCACGCTGGCAAATGAGGGATACGACGAGCACCGCGCGCAGCTTACGGCTGATTTCCTACGGGAATATTGTGGGGAGGACTGCACCGGGCTGGTTACTGTCGATGGCATCACTTACCGCATCGTAGATATCGGCATGCGCATGCTTCAGCCCCATGAGTTGTATCGGGCGCAGGGTTTCCCTGAGTGGTACATCATCGATAGGGACTACCGCGGCGTGAAGTATGCGAAGGATAAGCAGGTGGCACGCTGCGGTAATGCTGTTCCGCCGCCGTTCGCTGAAGCTCTGGTAAGGGCAAATTTGCCAGAAATGTGCGTGACAAGAGGATCGGAGGCAGCATGAAATCGTTCATCACCAGGTCGCTATCGCGGCCTTTTTTATTGCTGGCGTTCACCTTCAACCGAATTAACCGACAGCTCCGGGAGCATTGACCATGGCCGACATCATCGATACAGCAGCAGAGATTGAAGAGCTTCAGCGTAACGCTGCCCTTTCCGCTCACCGCATCGACCGCAACGCCGTATCGGCTGAGCATTGCGCTGAATGCGGCGAGGATATCCCGGCTCCGCGGCGCGCTGCCTTTCCCGGCTGCCAGACATGCGCCAGTTGCCAGGAAGAGATCGAACTGAGGAATAAGCAGCGAGGTGCGTGATGTTTGCACTCATTCAACGGGGTCAGATTTACGCTGACCAGCACGGTTGGCCCGTCATCATCCACAGTTGCACTTCTCAGATAGTCCGCTACTGGCGACAGGGCCGGATCAACACCGCTTCAATCGACCGATTCAACAATGACTTTGAGCACCTCGATCACCGTGAGGCGGCACAGATACGCGCCGAACTGGAGACGAGCGAGCACATTAAATCGCTGCGTGCCCGGCGCGCGGCATGAGGAGATAGCGTGAAACCTTTCGAATCGAAGAAATCACAGTTCACCAGAAACCTGATCCGGCGGCGCCACGCTGAATGGTCAGAAAAAACCTTCGGTAATGTCGGTCCCGTCGGGCTGCTGAAACACCTTTCAAAAGAGGCGCTGGAAGCTGCAGCCGATCCTGGCGACCTCAGTGAGTGGGCTGATATGCAGTTCCTGCTATGGGACGCGCAGCGGCGCGCCGGTATCACCGATGAGCAAATCACCGCGGCGCTGGAAGAAAAGCTAAAGGTGAATATGGCGCGCCAATGGCCGGAGCCGAAAGACGGCGAGCCGCGCCTTCACATCAAACCATGACGCAACTGATAGCCAGTTATGAGCTGGCTATTGGGTGCGAAAGCACTGCCACGTAATCCCTTTTGCCCGGCCCTGCGTCGGGCTTCTTTTTAACTGATTTCGATTAATCAACACGTCAACGCAGGCTCGCATATAATGCCTAGCGGCTAAGGAGTTCTCATGGCTAAGCTTCTCAACTTGCAGGAATGGGCTGCTGAGGTCTACACGACTCCGCCCTCCCTTTCTACTCTGCGTCGATGGACGCGGGAGGGGCGAATTTATCCCGCGCCGGAGCTGCACGGAAAAGAATATAAGGTTCAGCCTGACGCTATCTACGTGGATCCCCGCAAGAAGAATCTGCGCGCTAAACCGAAACACACCAAACTGCCGTCTAGCGGCACCTTACTGGAGAGACTGACTCATGGCGAAAAGGCCAGTACGTTACGACGCTAACCTGCCCCGTAACCTGACCTATCGTAAAAGAGACAGACTTTACAGCTGGCGCAATCCGGTGACCGGGCAGGAGATTTCTCTTGGTCGAATTGATCGCAAGGACGCCGTTGCCCAGGCCATTGAGGCCAACAACTACATCGACCAGAATTACCTACCCTCTTCTCTACTGGATCGCATAAAAGACGTGCCCACTTTCACAGTGGCTGCATGGCTGGAGCGTTACGAGGTAATTCTCGAGCGGCGCGAGCTGAAACCAAACACGATGAAGGTCAGGCGAAACCAGATCGCCACCATAAAGGAAGAGTTCGGCAAAATACCCCTCGTCTCTGTCACGACCAAGGACATCGCCTCATTTCTTGAAGCGTACATTCTTTGCGATAAAAAGAGCATGGCTTCCGGGCTGCGGTCTGTTCTGATGGACATATTCAGGGAGGCGATCGTAGAAGGACATGTCGACAGGAACCCGGCTGAGCCGACGCGAACGCCGACGCCGAAAGTTAAGCGAGAGCGCCTGCTGCTCGAGCATTTCACCGTCATCCGCCGGGCCGCGTTAACTCATTCTGACTGGGCACCTAACGCATGCGATCTTGCGCTAATCACCGGCCAGCGGCGGGAGGATATCTCACTGTTCAGGTTCAGTGACGTTAAAGACGGGAGGCTTTTCGTTACTCAGGAGAAAACAGGTCACAAACTGGCGCTCCCCCTTGATTTGAGGCTGGACGTCGCAGGACTTGTATTGCAGGATGTCATTGAGCGATGCCGCGTAAATAACCCCTCCGACTTCATGCTTTACTCGCCGGTTCGCCGTGGCGGGAGGAAGCCGGGGCCGCTAACTCCTGACGGGCTCACCCAGGCCTTCGCAGAGATAAGGGATTCGACCGGGTTAAAATTCGGACCTAACCCACCGCCTTTCCATGAGATCAGAAGTCTGGCGAGCAGGCTCTATGAAAAGGAGCGCGGAGAGGAATTTGCTCAACGTTTGCTCGGCCACAAAAATTTAACAATGACCAAAAAATACCTGGACGCACGCGGTGCAGAGTATGTTATGGTTTAGACAGGATATGGAATATTCGAGTAATTTTCGGGGGATTTCGTGTTAAGGACGAAAAAACCTTTGAAAAACAAATAGATAAAAAGAGACCGAATACGATTCCTGTATTCGGTCCAGGGAAATGGCTCTTGGGAGAGAGCCGTGCGCTAAAAGTTGGCATTAATGCAGGCTAAGTCGCCTTGCCTTTTAAGAATAGATGACGACGCCAGGTTTTCCAGTCCACAGCTAAAGCGGTCGGAAAAAAAGCGCCAGAGCATCATTAAAAGTGAAAAACCGCAGTGCTTTCGCAAGCATCTGCGGTTTTTTATTGGAAACCCGAACGTTAGCAGAGCTTGTCGGCGCGCTCGATAAACGGTGCCAGACTCATTTTTTGTCCCGGATGCGACGGGTCATCGATTTGAATAATGCTAATCGGCTGACCGCTGCTCTTGCCGCTGGCTACCTGCTGCTCTGCGGTGTCATTCAGCGGGTATTGCACCAGCGTGCTCGGATTGATGGCATACAGCGCATGGCCTGGACGGCAGGTCAGCATCACCTCTTCGCGATTGAACGCCCATTTGTCCTTACCCACTTCGAAACGGCTCACGGTGATGACCTGCGGTGCGGCAAACGCGCTCCCCGTACAGGCCAGCAATAAGAGAGAAAGTACTGTCTTTTTCAT